TTATCTAAGTTCTTAATTAAACACAAACATTTTTCACCATTCAGACATCAACATGGTATGTTCATTATCAAAGCACCTGAGTTCGTGATGAGACAATGGTATAAACATGTCGTTGGTATTGAAACAACATCAAATCATCCTACTAAAGACCACGCGTGGAATGAGATTAGTGGTAGGTATGTTCCTTATGATGAATTTTATGAACCAACAGAGTTCAGAAAACAAAGTGATGATAACAAACAGGCAAGTGATGGGTTAGTTGATAATCAAAAAGAGATGAAACAATTGTGGACTATCTCTCAACAAAACTCTATTTCTGCTTATAAAGAAATGTTAAAGAATGGTATGGCTAAAGAACAAGCCAGAAGTATCTTACCACTTACAGTCTATACAAAAGTTTGGTGGACTGCATCATTTCAAAGTGCAATGAATTTCATTGAGTTAAGAGATGAACCTACATCACAAGTAGAGATACAAGAATATGCGAAAGCATTAAAAGAGATTATGTTAGAGAAGTTTCCAGAAACTACTAAATTATGGAGTGAGATTTATTTAGACTAATGAAAGGTTGGATATTCACTACACAAAATGAACCATCGTATGAAACAAGACGATTAGTAGAATGTTTTGATAAAGAGGGTATAGAATGTTTTTATGTACATCCTAATAATGTAGATATATTTATCAGTAAAGATAATAGAAAATCTGTATTAGTAGATAATGAACACACTTCAATACCTGATTTTGTTATACCACGAGTTGGAAGTGCAACCACATATTATCAGAAAGCAGTATTCAGACATTTAGAAAGAATGGGTGTATTGTTTATTAATGGTAGTGATGCAATTGATAATGTAAAGGATAAACTTTACACAATGCAAATATTATCACAGAATAATATTCCACATCCAAAAACAATGTTGGTTAAGAATCCAATTGATTCAGGTTATGTACAAAGGAATATTGGTTTTCCTATCGTGGTTAAATCCTTGAGTGGTACACATGGTAAAGGTGTTTATCTTGCAGAGAACAAAAGGAACTTTGAACAATTAGTAGAGATGATGGAACAATTTAATGATAGGTTCAACATCATCTTACAAGAGTTTGTGAAAGACTCACATGGAAAAGATTTACGAATTATCGTAGTAGGTGGTAAAGTTGTTGGAGCAATGAAAAGAGAATCAACTGATGGTGATTTCAGAGCTAATGTTACACGAGGTGGTGGAGCAAAACCAGTAGAACTTGATGAACAAATGGAGTATCTTGCATTAGAATCTACAAAACTATTAGGATTAGATATAGGTGGTGTAGATTTATTATATGATAACGATGGATATAAAATATGTGAGGTTAACTCTTCACCTGGTTTTAGAGGAATGGAAGAATATACTGAAATAAGAGTTGCCGAACAGATAGTTACTTATGTAAAAAATAAATTAAATTAATGGTTATAGTAAATTCTAAAGAGAAGTGGTCTCATCTACAAAAAAGGATGAAGACTCAACACTTCGTGTATCTACAAATGTTTTCGGATGTACATAAACATCCTAAACAGAATCGTGTGTCTTGTTTTTATATCAGAACAATGCAAGAAGAGTATATCGTACCTGTCAATCACAATGAGAAGTTTGGAACAATACAAACCATTGATGTAGATGATAGTAAAGTATGTGTAGGTGATATGAAATCATTTATGCATAATTCAATGATTGATTGTGACCATATATTTGGGTTGGTAGATTTAAATTGGTGTCATTATATGAAGACTAATCAACCATATGATTTCGATAAACACCTAACAAATGCTCACCACCATAATTACAGATTACACTACGAGAAAGAAAATGTTAATGATGTAATCCCTTTGGTGAAACATGGTGAGTATTTTTCAAAACAGTCATTAGATTTAATGAACTACTTAGAAGACCACGATTACTATGACCAAGAAATATTGGAAGTTTTATCTAAGGTAGAAGATAATGGAATCCAAACTACAGATGGTTTAGTTTATTCAGAATATAATCCATTTACAAGTACAGGTAGACCAAGTAATAGATTTGGTGGTATGAACTTTGCAGCACTAAACAAAAAAGATGGTAGTAGAAAACAATTCATAAGTAGACATGATAATGGTGTATTGGTGGAGTTTGATTATGATGCGTATCATCCACGATTAATTGGTGATAAAATAGGTTATAAATTTCCAAAAGGTAATGTACACCAACACCTTGCAGATTCATATGGGTTAAGTTATGATGAGGGAAAACAATTAACATTCAAGTATTTATATGGAGGTATACCTACCGAAATGAAACAAAACCCGTTTTTTGGTATGGTAGACGAGTTTATACACCGCTTGTGGAGTACTTGGAAAAGAGATAAAAAGATAGTTTCTGATATTTATAGTAGAGAAATACATAGAGAAAACCTACCTGATATGAATCCTAATAAGTTATTTAACTATATGATTCAGTTGATGGAGACAGAACAGAATATTCATACCTTAGATGTATTACTACATGATATGAAAGATTTCAAGAGTAAGATGGTTCTCTATAATTATGATGCATTCTTATTTGATTTTGATTACAAAAAAGATGGATTGAAGTATTTGAAAGAAGTAAAAAATATTTTAGAGTGGAAAGGTAAATATCCAACAAGAGTTTTCATGGGGGATAATTATCAAGACATGAAAGAAATAACGGAGAAACTTAGTGTATAGTTTAAAACAATTGTTATATGAATCATTAAAAAAGTATCCACACATGAGGCCTTATAGCCAAAAGGAATTGGATTATGAAGTTGATGAATATCTTAAAAATGATTATACAAAAAATAAACTTCCAAAAATGTGGAAAGATAAAGATGATGGATATGCAGATATTAAAATGGCATTACATGAATATCCAAGTGAAGAAGAATTAAAAAGTTTGGAAAATTCAGATGTTGGTGATATATTAGAACTACCACCAGAGGATAGAATGAAACGAGCAGTAGAACTTGCAAAAGGATATTATAAAAATTATAAAGCAATTATCGATGGTTTAAACAAAAAAACAAAATTTCCCGCTCCTATTGTAGTTCGCGATAAATCAAAACGATTATATTTATTAGGGGGAAACACGAGATTAATGTTAGGTGTTGCCATGGGATTAAATTTACCAATAAAAATTATTGATTGGAAAAAGGAAATACAATGATAAAAGATTTTGATAAAATCTTGAACGAGTTGAGTTATAGAGTTAAGGATGGTACACCTGATTTAACCAACGAACAACACTTAATCAAATTATTTGATGTATTAAAAGAACATGATTGGCCAATAGATGAAAGAGTTAGGGTTATACATAATCTTACCAATGAAGAAAAGATTGGACCAAAAATAGCTCAGAAAAAGATGCAATCAAGAATTGGAGGATTATCTTCTGATTTATCCACACCTACTAATCCAAAACGAATTGGAAATGATGGGGATTTATCAGACCAACAATTTACTAATTTATTACAAGGTGAGTTCGGTTCTGAAGTAAAGATGGTAAAACCATTAACAGGCCAAAACAAAAGTTCTAAGTTTAATATGTTTCTCTTTTCTTTCGAGGGTAATGATTATGATATTACATTAGCAGGAAAGGTTTCAGGTAGAGGAACTGCTCAAACTAAAGACCAAGAGTTAGCATTTCTACTATCATTGAGTGCAATTCATGCTGGTGCAAATACAAACAACAAAGAAGAATTTTTATCAATGATGTTAGACCCAAGTGTATATGGTGAGGTTTACGATGGTTCATCTATTAGTGAAAATGATGCGTTAGGGTTGGTTTCATTCCTTGAGAATAATGATGATTGGTATAAATCTACACTTGCACAAACAAAGAAGTTAGCAGGACAAGTAGGTTCATCACCAAAAAAATATTTAAAAGATGATAGTAAGTTAGATATTAATAAACTTGCAAAACAATTATATAAAGATGAGTATCAAGATAATCTTGATTTAGATAAATGGAATCCAGCAGATGTGTGGTTATACTACACAAATAGTGTTCCAACTTTCAAAAGTTTAGCAGAACTAAATAACTATTTATTAGATAGTATTAAGAAAGGTAATGGTATCATAGGTATATCATTGAAGAAAGGTTCTGGTAATGTTAGTGTTGTAAATGATGGTAAAAAGAAAGAATACGAGTTGAAGAATCTCGGATTAAAGATTGGTGGTTTATTTAAAATTACTGCATACCTTGAGTTTAGTGGTAAGGGATTAGATGGATTGGGTTTACAATTCAGAATCTTTCAAGGAAGTGCTAAAGAACCAATCAGAGGTGAGGCAACTACAAAGGGTGCAGATGCGGTACAAGGAAAAGTTGCACTACCTGTACTTGATTTAGTTAGTGGACAAAGATTAAGTGGTAAGATTAAGAAATTGGGTGGAGAAGATATTCTTGATTATGATAAGAAGTCAAAAGAGTTTTCATTCAGTAAGAATGGTTTGAAGAAATACAAAGAGGTATCAAAACTTTGGAACAAGATTAAAAGTAAAGTGGTGTTTGCAAGAGGTGCTAAATCATCTGATTATTCAAATGCATTTAAATCACCAGATAACTTTCTTGATATGTTAAACAAACTAAACCTTGCTGAGAATAAAGCAAAAGCAGTACTGAACTCTCGTTTCCAAACAATTGCATTATTATCATATCTTGGTTCAATGAATAGAGGGAAACAAGCAGATGTGGCAATAGGATTGTTGAAGTATGGTAAATCACAATCAGATTGGTCATCGGCACATTTAAAGGTACAATAATATGAAAACACAATTACTATGTACATTCACACGACAAGCAAGGTTTAACGAAACTATAGATGTTATTGTATCATGCAATGATATTCTATATGAAAAGATTTATGTATTTCAAAATCAACAAGATTTAACTCAGTTGATTTGCACATACAATGTAGAGTTTATAGATAACTTCGAAGAGAATATAGAGAACACTATATCATTACACAGAAAGAAACAAAGTAATACACTATATACAATCAATGCATTGAATGAAGTTATCAGAAGTAAGAATGGTGGAGTGTTAGATAAACGATTCAATGTAGATTGGGCAGAGTATCAGAACACATTACTACTAACAAACGAGACTGGATTGAATGTAGTACCCACAAAAATCTTTCAAATCATCAATGTAACGGAATGGAACAAATAGTTACACCTGTTACATATCAATTGTAACAAAATTTAACACTAAGAAACCACTCATTCGAGTGGTTTTTTTATGCCAATATAAATCTAACAATATCAACACATAAAAAAAAATTAAAATAATTTCCAAAAAAGGGCCACTTTGGTACACTTATTGTACTATAAGCTGTAGAGGATGGAATCATAAGGATGAAATCTTAAACTAAACTAAAGGAGAACGAAGATGTTCACAGGCCTTATTAAAAAATTAAAGAGTAGGAGAGGAAACTCTCTTGCTGAATTCGCAGTAACTACAGCAATGATGGCAACTCTCGCAACAACAGCTGCACCAAAATTTGGACAGGTTGGAGCAGGTGCTAAAGAAAAGAAAACTATGGCAAACATAGATAAAATCTTGACTGTAGCAAACAATTATTATAACCAAACATTATCTGAAGAGGGTAAAGGTAGATTCCCAGGCCAAGAAAAATATGATGTCGCTGTAGGTGGTATCGGTTTATCTGAGGGAACTTCTACTGATGAAACTCTTGAGGCTTATGTTGAAACTATCCTTGATAGTAAAGTATCTTATGATTCAGAGTTAGGTGAGTTCGTATATGTATTCTCACCAACAAGTGATGATGATGATGCACTTCAAGGTGATTGGATGAGTTTAGAAACATCAGTTGGATTCGATGGTAATTCAGAAATTGGTGCTCTTGATTTCAAGAATGACTTTGGTAACAAAGGTATGCAATCACCATTTCAGGATGGTTCATATGCTTATTTAGTAATACCTGGTAGTGGAAGTGGTACATCTGCACAAGCACCAGTAATCGTAGTAATAGATACTGAAAATCCATCTAAACTACACAAAACTTTAGTACCTTAAATCGTAACATAATATCTTGAAAGGATAATAGAATGAAGAACATAATCAAAAACACAAGTAAAGGATTCACATTGATTGAATTAGTAATGGTTACAATCATATTAGGAATCTTAGCAGCAGTGGCATTACCGAGATATCAAGAGACAGTTGATAATGCAGAAGAAACAGCAGAAAAAACATTTGTCGATATGGTGTGGGCGGGGTGTGAACAAGAATCATCTGAAAGATTGACTGCGTTCGGACTTGAAGCATGGCCTTATAATCCATTGACAGTAATTGGAAGAAGTCGTAATCTATCAGTTACATTGTTCGAGGGGATACCCGATGAAGATAATGAGTGGCAGTTTAGTGTAGATGCAGTTGGTGAACCAGCAATATTTCATCAAAGAAGAAATGATGAAATCTATTACTACACATATGATTCATTAACATTTGAATTAGCTGAACTACCTACTCTATACACCAATGAGTAAATCAGTAAACACGATAGAATTAGGCCTCACTGCAGCTATTATGATTGTGGTGGGGTTTGTTTTATTTCAACCTGATATTACTTATATCGATGACAAACCTACAATGAAAACATTCTATGATTTTCCACTACAGGCGTGGTTAGATACTGATAGAGGTGGTGATGTTGTTAAGGTTAGATATTTGGTAGATAGAACAAAAACTAAATTATATATGTTTGATAAGTATGGTAAAATAGTACATAAACAACCGATATCATTGAGTCCATATGGTGATGGTAGAGAACGAATAGAAACTTATGTATGGAAACTATATCGTACAGAGTGGACAGATAGAATTGGTGCTGGTGAATATGGTATAGTGGTTGGTACAGATTTTGACCATAGGGGAATATCCATTGAGATTGATATACCTTAGTTTATTAACAATATTATATTCACAAGATTCCTTAGATGTTGAACTGAACTTAGATAGTTTGTGGGAAAACTATGAGTGGGAAGAAATCCAAGAAGTTACAGATGTATATGCTGAAGTAGAACAAATCACAGCAGTTGCAGGAGTTCGTGGTTCTGAGGCAAAGTATGAGATATTCAAGTATCTATACTACAGAAAATCAATGAAATCAAAAAAAATGAAAAAAAATTAAAATAAAATGTATTTTGAGAATTTATATATATATATATTATTATATCAAATGATGATATAGAGTTTTTTGAAAATTGAGAAATCGGAAAGTACAGAGAGTAATTAGCTCTGTATGGGATTGGCTGAAAAATGAGTATACTTCGGAAGCTCATAAGGCAATCTATGATTAGTTCGTGGTGAACCTACTTAGGTGTAAATCATTTCGGTAGTTGAGACATCAATAATCAGAAGTACTTGAAGAAAAAAACAGAAACGATTCTGTTGACCTTATTGTGGGTAAGGGTAATACTGAAATCCCACTTTATGACTGAACAAACTAAACTCTGAGAGTTAAGGTATTGGCATAGAGGTTGTACTCGATTCGATGAGATTAACCATCTTGAGAATCACTTTCATAACTGAAAGATGTTAAGTATAAGGTAGAAAAAATCAGAGCTTCAAGTTGTGAGTAATCGTTAATCTCACATCCCCAAGATTTCCAAATTTAGATAATATAAAAAATGGCCACATGATTTTTAGTTTCCACTTATAAATAAACTTAAAAAACTAGCTGGCCATTTTTTTTTTACAAATAATGAAAAAAGATTACATTTTTAGCAATCAAGGTTATACTTATTATTGTATCGATAAATGATACCACTAATAAATACAAAATAAACATAAACAAATAGGAGATTAAGTAATGGACTTAAACGCAATTAAAAAACGACTCAATCAGTTACAAACCACAAACAATCGTACTTCCAGTCTTTGGAAACCACAACCAGGTAAAACTCAAATAAGAATCGTTCCTTATGCATTCAATAAAGATAATCCTTTCATTGAATTATTTTTCCACTACAATCTGAACAATCGTTCATATCTTTCACCAATTTCTTTCGGTAGACCAGACCCAATTGAGGAGTTTGCTCAGAAACTAAAAGGAAGTGGTAGTAAAGAAGATTATCAGCTATCAAGGAAACTTGAAGCAAAGATGAGAACTTTTGCACCAGTAGTAGTTAGAGGAGAAGAGAAACAAGGAGTGAAATTTTGGGGATTTGGAAAGACAGTTTATCAAGAACTTCTTTCTATAATCGCAGACCCTGATTATGGTGATATCACCGACCCAGTAAATGGTCGTGATGTTGTTGTGGAATTTATCACAGCTGAAGAAAGTGGTGCGAGTTTTCCAAAAACTAACATTCGTGTCAAACCTAATCAAACATCGATTTCTGATGAACCAGATGTACTTGAATTGGTTAAAACCCAACAAGACATCAAGGAAATCTATCAAGAGTTAGCATATGATGACCTTACAGACGTGCTGAATGAATGGTTGAATCCAAATGAGGATTCTACTGAAACAGAAACTAAAGAAAAAGAAGTTTCTACTTCAGAACTTTCATCTGCCAAAGTAAGTAATACAGGTGATGCTTTTGACGAATTGTTCAAATCGTAAATTGAATAGATAATAATATATAGTGTGTGGCAACATACAACAAAAGTAGAGATGGGTGTTATTGTATTCCCTAACTACACACTATTAACTTAAGGAGATTAGGATGGCATCAGTAAATGATGTATTGGCCTCAACATTGGCCGATAGTTTAAATAAAAAATTCAAAGATACTAAGGTAGCATACTTCTTAGATGGAAGTGATTCAACACCAACAGATATAAAAGATTTTATCTCAACAGGTAGTTCCATGTTGGATTTGGCTATATCAAATAGACCAGATGGTGGTATTGCAGTTGGTAGAATTACAGAAATCAATGGATTAGAATCAAGTGGTAAATCACTACTTGGTGCTCATATTCTTGCAGAGACTCAGAAGAAAGGTGGTGTGGCAGTTTATATTGATACTGAAACATCTGTTTCCCAAGAGTTCTTGGAAGTAATTGGTGTTGATATGAACAAAATGTTATATCTACACTTAGAGACTGTAGAGGATATCTTTGAAGCTATTGATGAAATAGTAACAAAAGTTAGAGAATCAGACAAAGATAGGTTAGTAACTATTATGGTTGATTCACTTGCAGCCGCATCTACGAAAGTAGAAATGGAATCTGATTTTGAGAAAGATGGTTGGGCAACTGCTAAGGCAATCATTATTAGTAAGGCAATGAGAAAGATTACTCAGATGATTGGTAGACAGAAAATAGCTCTCGTATTCACAAATCAGTTAAGACAAAAATTAGGTGTTATGTTTGGAGACCCTTGGACAACAAGTGGTGGAAAAGCATTACCATTCCATGCTTCAACAAGAATCAGATTGAAGAACATGGGACAAATCAAAGACACGGCAAAGAATGTTCTTGGTATGAAGTGTAGAGCACAGATTGTCAAGAATAGATTAGGCCCACCTTTAAGACATACCGATTATGATATGTACTTCGATAGAGGTATAGATAATTATGGTGCATGGTTGACTGTGTTGAAAGAACACAAGTTAGTTAAATCAGGTGGTGCATGGTACACTCTTACAGACCAAAATGGTAAAGACCATAAGTTTTTATCAAAGGATTGGGAAGAGTTGATTGCCAGTAATGATGAGTTGAAAGACTATGTCTATGGTATCATTTGTGATAAGGTTATATTACAATACAAAGATAAACTTGGTATTGATGATGTAGAGTTCACAGATGAGGTTATAGGTGATTAATAAGAGACACTTATCAATATTTGAAGAGATTAAGAAATCTGGCGGTAAAGTAGATAGTGGTGAACCAAACGACTCGGTTTTACTTATAGATGGTTTGAACACTTTTATTAGAGTGTTCACCGCAATACCTACTACTAATGAGGATGGAATTCACATTGGTGGAATAGTAGGTTTTTTAAGGTCTTTGGCTTTCACTATAAATATGGTTAGACCTACACGAACTATCATAGTATTTGATGGTAAAGGTGGGTCTAATCGCCGTAGAAAGATATTTCCTGAATATAAGGCAGGAAGAAAAATGTCTCTAAGGTTAAATAGATTTACAGATGTTTCTTTGACTCGTGAACAAGAACATAAGATGATGATTCAACAATTAAATCGAGTGATTGAATATCTTGAATGTTTACCATTAACAATAACAAATGTTCCTAATATAGAAGCAGATGATGTTATTGGGTATGCATCAAAACATTGTTTCAAAGATAATTGTACAATCATGTCAACCGATAAAGATTTTCTTCAGTTGGTAGATGAACGAATCAAGGTATGGTCACCAACGAAGAAAAAGATGTACGATGAAGAAAGAATACTAAATGAATATGGTATCAATGCAACAAACTTTTTACTATTCAGAACAATGGATGGTGATAAATCAGATGGAATACCTGGAATCAAGGGTGCAGGAATAAAAACATTATTAAAAATGTTTCCTTGGCTTGCTTCCCCACACAAACATTCCATTGATGATTTATTAAAAAGTGCAGAACCTAAAAGAAAACAATTCAAACTATGTGAACAGATAGTAAACTCAGAAGACCAATTACTTTTAAATAAGAAACTAATGGATTTAGATGATTTAAACATATCTGGTCATAGTAAACGAACTATTCAAACGCTAGTAGAGAATCCAATTCAACGAATGGTTAAGCACAAGTTTCAGAAGATGTTCTTAGAGGATAAAATGTATACTGCATTACCTAATCTTGATAGTTGGTTACACTCAACATTTAATAGATTAAATCATATGGCAGAGAAGACACATGGGTAGGAAGAAGAAATATTTTACAGCAAAAGAGAAACGAGATGCACAAAGAAAGTGGCAGATGGAACATTACAAACGAAATGCTGATAGGATAAAAGCAAAAGCACGACAGAGATATCGTGATATGAAAAGAACGGAATTTTATGATAAAAAAATACAAGATTTGTATGGCAATCTTGATACTTAATAATAGGTTATAATGAGTGAATCTTTAACACAATACGGAACAAATTTTCAAAGTAAGATGCTTACATCTTTAATCACAGATGTAAAGTATACAAAAACAATTTTAGATATCTTAGAGATAAGTTACTTCGATTCAGATAGTAACAAATTCATAATCAAATCCATCAAGGATTATTTCAAAAAATACAAAACCACACCAACAATGGAAGCATTAAAAGTTATTGTTGATGAGGTAGATAATGATGTGTTAAAAACATCCATAGTAGATGGATTAAGAAGTGCATGGCAACATCGTGAATCACCAGATTTAGCTTTTGTAAAAGAGAAATCTCTTGAGTTTTGTAAGAACCAAGTTGTAAAGAATGCAATTATGGAATCAGTTGAATTATTAGAAGTACAGAAGTATGATGAAATAAAAACCATTATAGATGAAGCTATGAAGGCGGGTGTAGAAACTGATATCGGACACGAATACATCACAGGTTTAGAGGAGAGATTATCCAAACAAACAAGAGTATGTTTACCTACACAATGGGATAGTGTAAATGATTTGATGGATGGTGGATTGGCAGGTGGTGAGTTGGGTGTGATTGTTGCTCCTGCTGGTATTGGTAAATCTTGGACTCTTCAAGCATTGGGTGCTCATGCAGTTGCACAAGGAAAGACGGTACTTCATTATACATTAGAGTTAAATGCTCAGTATGTAGGGTTAAGATATGATACAATAGTAAGTGGACAACCAACAGGTAACTTACAATACTATAAAGAAGAAGTACAACAAAAGATTTCAAAGTTAAAGGGTGAGTTAATCATCAAATATTATCCAACAAAAAGTGCAAGTGTTAATACTCTTGCAGCACATATACAACAATGTGAGATGAGAGGTATAAAACCAGATATGATTATTGTGGATTATGCAGATATTATGAAATCTACACAACACTTCAATGAAAAAAGACATCAAATAGGTCATGTGTATGAAGAACTACGAGGTATGGCAGGTGAGTTTGATATACCATTATGGACAGCATCTCAAGCTAATCGTTCAGCATTAGAAGAAGATGTGATTGGAGCAGATAAAGTATCAGAAGATTATTCAAAGGTTATGACAGCAGATTTTGTTATGAGTATGAGTAGAAAAGTAGAAGATAAGATTGCTAACACAGGTAGATTCCATGTTATTAAGAATAGATTTGGGCCAGATGGTATTACATTCCCTGCTACTATCAACACTAATACAGGTTTTATACAAATCTATGAAACAAACACACAAGGTGGTAAAGAAGTACAAGGAAAAATGAATAATGCTGATGAATATATTCGTAAAACATTGGCACAGAAGAAGAAAGATTTTGATGGCGAAGGGTTTGAATAAAACTTCGAAGAAAATCTTTTTAAAACTTCGAAAAAATTAAAAAACTTTGTATTATCTGCTGTATATATAATACTTATTTATCGGAGAAAACAAGTTTTAAATTAAGGAGACAAGAGTGGGACATAAGTTTAAATTATCAGAGAATTTTATAAATAAATTCAAAAGAAAAAAACCACCATTTGGTTTTAATGGATTGGGAGAGTTGGTTTACATGAGAACCTATTCCAGAATTAAAGAAGATGGAAAGAATGAAAGATGGTGGGAAACTGTCCAAAGGGTTGTAGAGGGAACATATTCAATGCAAATGAATCACATTGAATCACATCAGTTAGGTTGGAATCCTTGGCAAGCACAGAAATCTGCACAAGATATGTATGAAAGAATCTTCAACATGAAGTTCTTACCACCAGGTCGTGGTTTATGGGCAATGGGAACAGCAATCACAGAAGAAAAAGGATTATATGCTGCACTAAACAATTGTGCGTTCGTATCAACAAAAACAATTAAAGAAGATTATTCCAAACCATTTTGTTTCCTAATGGATGCAAGTATGTTAGGTGTTGGAGTAGGTTTTGATACTAAAGGAGCGGGGGAAATAGTTGTTAAAGGTGTTGATATCAAACGAGATGAACAAACTTTTCAAATACCAGATACTCGTGAGGGTTGGGTAGAATCTTTAAGATTATTATTAGAGAGTTACTTTCATGGACAAGCACCAGTTCATTTTGATTATAGTTTAATCAGACCTGCAGGAGTTCCAATCAAAGGTTTTGGTGGAGTTAGTTCAGGCCCAGACCCATTAGAAGAAGTTCACGAAAGTGTTAGACAAGTATTAGAGGGTAACACAGGTAATCCAATCACAATCACCACAATCGTAGATATTATGAATTTAATCGGTAAATGTGTTGTGGCAGGTAATGTAAGAAGAACTGCAGAGATTGTATTCGGAGACCCACACAATGAAGAGTATTTAGATTTAAAAAATTACAAAGTAAATCCACACAGAGAACAATTTGGTTGGACATCTAATAATAGTATATTCGCTGAGTTAGGTATGGATTATACAGAAGCCTCAAAGAGAATAGCAGATAATGGAGAACCAGGTTTTGCGTGGTTAGAAAATATGAGAAAGTATTCTCGTATGAAGAATGGTGGAGATAACAAAGACCATAGAGTTATGGGTGGTAATCCTTGTTTGGAACAATCACTTGAATCCTATGAGTTATGTTGTTTAGTGGAAACATTTCCAGCAAATCACGATTCATTAGAGGATTATCAAAGAACATTAAAGTATGCTTATTTGTATGCAAAGACTGTTACATTAGGTAGAACACACTGGTCAGATACCAATAGAGTTATGTTGAGAAACAGACGAATTGGTTGTTCAGTAAGTGGTATTGCTCAATTCATTACCAATCGTGGATTAAATGAGTTGAAAAATTGGTTAGAAGAGGGATATGATACTATACAAGAATGGGATGATATCTATTCAGATTGGTTTGCTATTCCAAAATCAATTAAAACCACAAGTGTAAAACCAAGTGGGACAGTTTCTTTGTTAGCAGGTTCAACACCTGGATTACATTATCCTGAATCAAGATTCTATACAAGAAGAATTAGAATATCAATTAATTCTGATTTAGTTGAACCATTGAAAAAAGCAGGTTATAAAATCGAACCAGCATTTGGTTCAGAGGATTCAACATTAGTAGTTGAAGTTCCTGTCGATGTAGGAGAGGGTATAAGGACAGTCGGAGAACTATCCATATGGGAACAATTCAGTTTGGCAGCATTTATGCAAAGACATTGGGCTGATAACCAAGTGAGTTGTACTGTCACCTTTAATCCAGAAACAGAAGCTGATATGATACCACAAGTATTAAACTATTATCAATATCACCTAAAGGGTATTTCTCTTTTACCAAGACACGATTACGGAGCATATCGACAAATGCCTTATGAAGCGATTGATGAAAAAACATATAATAAAGATGTTAAGAAGTTAGGTAAACTAAACTTCGGAGTAATCAAAGCTGAAGAAGCAAATGTAGAGAAGTTTTGTGATGGTGATTTTTGTGATGTAGAAATCACACCTACGACAGGTGATAATGACGACCAAGATTATGCGAACTAAGAAAAGTTTCACATACTACTGGCAGGCGACACACCAGTATAAAAATGTGTCATTCACAAGTAAACAAACAAGGAGATGATTATGAATAATTATCGTAATCTTATCGCATCAGTATTTATGATGGCAGGATTGTATGCACAATCTATTGTCGGAGTTGTTACTGATGTTGACTCACAACCACTTGAGGGAGCTAATATTGTAGTTGTAGGAACAGATGTAGGTGGAGTATCAGATAATTCTGGTGCTTTCAAAATTGATGTTCTATCAGGTACATACGATGTAACTGCTTCTTTCATAGGTTACTCTTCAATAACGAAATCAGTAGTTGTTGAGGATATAGTTTCAAGTGTTAATTTCATATTAGAAATTGATTTCTTGGGATTATCAGATGTAGAGGTGTTAGCATCTCGTGCATCTGAAACAACACCTGTTGCTTACACTAATGTTAGTAAAGCTGAAATGGATGTTCGTCTTGGTTCACAAGACATTCCAATGATTCTTAACACAACACCAAGTGTATATGCAACCCAACAAGGTGGTGGTGCGGGTGATGCTCGTATCAACATTCGAGGTTTTAATCAACGAAATGTTGCAGTAATGATAAATGGTGTACCACAGAATGACATGGAGAATGGTTGGGTGTACTGGTCTAATTGGGACGGAGTTGGTGATGCTACATCATCTATTCAGGTTCAAAGAGGACTAAGTGCAGTTAATCTTGCGACTCCATCCATTGGTGGAACAATGAACATTATTACAGACCCAACCGCGATGGAAAAAGGTGGAAAGTTCAAACAAGAAGCTGGAGATGGGGGTTTTCTAAAGACTACCGCTACCTATCACACTGGTCTCATCGGAGATAAGTTAGCTTTAAGTGGAACAATTGTTCGTAAAACTGGTGATGGAATTATCGATGGGACATGGACAGATGCATGGGCCTATTATTTCGGTGGTTCTTACGCCGTAAGTGAAGACCAAAGAGTTGAGTTGTACGCAATAGGTGCACCACAACGACACGGTCAGAACTTATACAAACAAAACATAGCAACATACTCACAAGAGCTTGCAGGTGATGTTGATGGATATGATACTGATGCATTTGCAGATGGTAACAAATTCGAAACTGAAGCAGGTAGGTTCTACAATCAAAATTGGGCACCAGTAGATGAATCATACACTGGTCAACAATATTGGTATATGTATGGAGCAAAAACAACCGATAGATTCAATAAAGGTTTTATAAATGAGAGAGAAAACTTCTTTCATAAACCATTAGTGAATCTAAATCACTTCTTAACAATAAATGACAAGACTCGTTTGAGTTCAGTTCTTTATTGGAGTGGTGGTTCTGGTGGTGGTACTGGTACATATGGTAGTGTTTCAAGAACACCTGCAGTTGAGGGAGAAAGATGGTATGCATCTTCGCCTTGGATGTGGGATTGGAACGCAGAGATAGAACAAAACAGAACAAACTTCGATGCTGATTATTCTGAAACAGATGCTCGTTCAACAGGTATTCTTCGTAACTCAATTAATCGTCAAGATACATATGGTTTGATTTCAAAATTAAACTACATTGTTAATGATGAACTTGAATTACAAGTTGGATTAGACTGGAGAACAGCAGGTATCGAACACGCTCGTGAGGTTCGTGATTTATTAGGTGGAGACTACTATGTAGATTTCGCTGATGATAATGCACCTGATGGGAAAGTTGTTGGTTTAGGTGATATCATTGCCTATCATAATGAAACCACAGTCGATTGGATTGGTGGATTTTTACAAGGTAATTATAATACTGAAAAATTAAACCTATATGGTATGGGTGGATTATCAAGTATTACATACTCTTATGAAGACCACTTTGCTGTTAATGTAGATGAAGATGGGAACACCATTGATAATCTTGTTAAAGCAGATGCAATCACGACCTATCAGTTAAAAGGTGGTGGATTATATAACATTAACGATAATCTTGGAGTATTCCTAAACGCAGGTTTAGTTGAAAAAGCACCAATATTAGACAATGTTATCTACTACGATGGTACAGTCTCAACAGACCCAGCAAATGAAAAATTCATTGCTAGTGAGTTTGGAGTGAACTATGGAACTGAAAGGTTCGGAGTTAAAGTTAGTGCTTATAACACCGATTGGAAAGATAGAAACCTTACTAAATCTGTTTCAACAGGTCAAGGTTCATCAGGTGATACTGATATTATCTTCTTAACAGGTGTTGACCAAAACCATAAAGGTATTGAGATTGAAACTAAAGTAAAACCACACGATATGGTTGAACTTGATTTCATCGCATCTTATGGTAGTTGGAAGTTCGTTGGTGATGCCGATGGTACTTACCAAGAACAAGAGTTTAATGATGATAACCAAGTAATTGGTGTTCAGACTACAGATTACTCTTATGCACTTGATGGATTATGGGTTGGTGATATGCCACAAACATCTTATATTTTAGGTGTTACTCTTAAACCAATTAAAGGTTTGAGATTACAGGCATTGTACAAAACATATGACAGAAACTTTGCTGATTGGTCACCTGATTCTCGTGAGATTGAGGGTGATGCCGACAGAACACAAGTTTGGGAAGCCCCAGGTTATTCTAAACTTGATTTACATGCATCATACAATCTTCCAAGTGTTGCTGGTTTAGATTTGACTCTTACAGGTCATATCTTCAACGCACTTGATGATGTATTTGTACAAGATGCAGTTGACAATAGTCAATACAATGGGTATGGTGATAAACTTCACTTACCACATAACGCAGAGGTATTCTTAGGAACACCACGATATGCAAACATTGGATTGACTGTTAATTTCTAATAATGTAATTTGGGGGGATTTATTTCCCCCCATTTATATTAAAAAAGTTATAAATAATACTTGACACATATATGCTTTTTTCACTATATTCACATATGAAAAACAAAGGATATATTATGAACTTAAATGAGACAATTTACAATAGTAATCATATAATGGGTGTAGAAGACTTAAGTGTTAACACTCGTGAGATTCCATTCAATCAGTTAATGACAGAATTTTGTGATGATTATGATTCAAGTGATAATTGTGAAGAATTTGCGGTTGTATGGAAAGAGTATCATGGAGAACTACAAATAGAACAGATTTATAACCACGAGACAGGTGAAATATATTGGGAAGATAACTTCGATGATGTAGATACACCAAGTGGTAGAGATTGGAACCCTAACGATGAAATACTTTATTGCAGTATTTTAATGTGGGGTGAGTTGGAACAAACTATAGGATAATTAGTGTATAAGAACATATATTACGAGAAAAGACGAAACAAAATTCATGTATGGGATGACAAACGCGGACATCTCATTGTACCTTATAAGAAATATGCATATGTAAAGAATGCAGCAGGTTACCACCACACCTTAGATGGTGATAAAGTAAAGAAAGTATACAAGTGGGATGATGATGACCCCAATTTATTCGAGAGTGATGTTCCTATCACCACAAGATTTTTAGTAGACCAATATACAGATTCAGATGATGCAAGTGAGGGATGTAAAACTTTCTTCTTTGATATCGAGGTAGAAGTTGTAGATGGTTTTCCAGATGTAACAAAAGCAAACGAGAAGATAACTTCTATTGCGTTCTATGATGAGATGATAGAAAAGTATTATTGTTATACTTTAGATGAACAGAAAACTATGCAGAATTATGAAAAGGATGATGAGATAGTTGAGTTATTTACAAGTGAACACGACCTATTAACAAAGTTTTATCAGAAGTATGCAGAGATATCACCTGATATATTAAGTGGTTGGAATTCAGAGTTCTTTGATATCCCTTATCTATATAATCGTAGTGTAAATGTATTAGGTAGAGAAGTTGCAAATATGTTATCACCTATTCGTGATGTATATTATAATGAATACAAAAAGAAACATAATATTGCTGGTATCAGTTGTTTAGATTATCTCACATTATATCGTAAGTTCTCGCCAATCCAACAATCAAGTTATAGATTAGATTATATCGGTGAAGTAGAAGTTGGTATGAAAAAGATTGAGTATCAAGGAACACTTAATGATTTGTATGAAAAAGATTTAGATAAGTTTATTAAATATAACATTCGAGATGTACGAATCCTAATCGAGTTAGATAAAAAGTTAGATTTTATTGGTATTGCAAGAGGTATAGCACATCTTGGTCATGTACCTTATGAAGATGTTATGATGAGTTCAAGATATCTTGAGGGTGCTATCTTGGTTTACCTAAAGAAGATGGGTATTGTTGCACCAAACAAACCAAAGAATGTTTATAAGAGAGGTGAGGATGATAAGTTTGAAGGTGCATATGTACAGAAACCACAAGCAGGTAGACACGATTGGGTATATGATTTAGATATCACAAGTATGTATCCAAGTGTTATTCGTTCTTTAAATATATCACCAGAAACAAAGGTTGGTAAAGTAGAGGGTTGGGATTCAGTTGAGTTCGTAAAGGGTGATACTATAAAGAATTACACTTTAAAGAATGGACATGGTAAAACAATTGACACAGTCGATAATAAACAATTAAAATCCTATTTAGAAGAGACAGGGTTAAGTATATCATCTAATGGTATTATGTATCGTACAGATAAACAAGGATTGATTCCTGCACTTCTAACCAAATGGTTCGAAGAAAGAGTTGAGATGAGGAAACTTGTTAATAAATTCCACGAACAAGGTGATAAAAAGAAATCTCAATATTTTGATAGGAGACAATACCTACAGAAAATTTTGTTAAACTCATTGTATGGTGTGTTAGGATTACCAGTATTTAGATTTTATGATTTGGATAACGCAGAGGCAACCACATCTACAGGTCAAGCCTTAATTAAGTTCAGTAAGAAGATTACAAACCACTTTTATAACAAAGAGTTGGGTAATACAGAAGACTATGTGATTTATATAGATACTGATAGTATTTTTGCCTCTGCGGTTCCATTGATAGAGAATAGGTTTCCAAATCAAAAGTTAAGTGAAACCATGATGACTCAGAGAATTATGGAAGTTTGTGGTGAGGTACAAGATTTCTTAAATGAGAGTTATAATTACTTTGCAAAACAATTCTTAAATATAGATAACCATGTGTTTGATATTAAACAAGAGGTGGTTGCAAAAACTGCATTATTCATTACGAAGAAACGATATGGATTAAGAATTATAAATGATGCAGGTAGAAAGTGTGATAAGGTTCATGTTAAGGGTTTAGATACAGTCAGAAGTAACTTTGCAATTGCTATGAAATCATTGTTATCAGATGTATTGGAAGATATCTTGGCAAATGTTCCTAAAGAACAAATCGATGAACGAATTAGTAAGTTCAAAAGAAATATGCATATGTTACATTATGATGTAATGGCAAATCCAATCGGTGTAAAGGGTATTGGTAAGTATGAAGTAACGGATGAGGATTCATCTTTCAGTAAATTTAAAAAGGGTGCACCTGTCCATGTGAAATCCGCAATCAATTACAATTCATTATTACAACATTGGTTCGAGGGTAGAAAATATGAGAAGATTGGTAATGGTAGTAAGATTAAATGGGTGTATTTAAAAGAGAATACATTTGGATTTGACACCATAGGATATAAAGGTTGGGAAGACCCACCACAAATATTAGATTTTATTAAAAATCACATTGACCACAATAGAATGTTTGAACAAGCGATGAGTAAGAAACTCGGTATGTTTTATAAAGCTATGAAGTGGGAAGATGTAGTAGACAAAGAACAAAGTATTGAAAGATTTTTTTGATTTTGAGAATTCTTGTATATATGTATATATAGAGAGATTAAATAACAATTAACAAATGGAGAAATGGTTATGAACAAAAATGCGTTACTAAGGTTTATCAATAAATACACTCTCGGTGGAGAGATTAAATCTGTGAAGTGGTCTTCCGATGGAACGGCACTATCTACGAGGTTTATCTCAGGTGATAAATCATTGGTGGGTTCAGTAAAACTTGATAAAATTAAGGATATTGGTCCAAGTGATGTTGGTGTATATAATACATCACAATTAGTTGCTCTTCTAAATATATTGGGGGAAGATGTCGACTTCCAATATCAACAGATGGGTGATAAGTTTGTAAGTGTTGAGATGGCAGATACTCATGGTACTAAATCAAAGTATATGTTGAGTGATTTATCAGTTATCCCTACACCACCAGACTTAAAAAATCTACCAAGTGAGTGGGATTTAGAAATCGAAGTAGATTCCTATTTCATTAATACATTCATTGGTGGTAAAAGTGCGTTACCTGATACAGATACATTCACTATTGCTAATTCAGATGGTAAGATAGAAGTTATCATTGGTTTTAGTAATCAGGCAACAAACAGAGTTACAATTCCTGTCAAAGGTGATTTGACTGGTAAGTTAGATGTTGTATCATTTAATGCAACAATGTTTGCTAATATTCTAAACGCTAATAAAGAATGTCAGAAGGCAGTTCTTAAAGTTAGTTCACAAGGTATTGCAACGATTAGTTTTAATATTGATGATTACTATTCGGAGTACTACTTAGTAGCAACACAACAAGTTAACTAATGTACTTAGAGTACTTTAACAAGTTCAAGAATATGGAACCATATCTTTTTATTGGTGAAGAGGAATGGGAACACATCAAGAATACTTTTGATAAAGACGATGTAAAAGAATCTTTGGCAAAAGTTGCGATGGAATATCCCATTCCTTATGCCAGTATTTCTGAGGATGATGCATTTGATGCTCTCAAGAAACTAAAGGGTATGAGACACAACGAAATACTCGTTGAGGGAGAATGGTTCGCTCGTGAGGGTACTGATTTTAAATACGATTTAACATTCGAGGGTAAACAACAATACTTTAAACGAATCAATACTGGTAACAAAGCAAGTAATTTCTTTCAACAAGTAAATCGATGGAGTGTTGATGGTACAATTGCACCAGGTCCAAAGAGAACTTGGGAAACCGAAAAGTATATGACGAGTTTGATGGGTTCTGCATACTCACTTAAGTTATCAAAGATAGATGCAGGTAACTTGAGAATTATGTTGAGTTTGAGAAAATATATTTGTTCTCAATTTAAACCAAATGTTGCCAAGGTATTGTATGATAAGTTAGGAAGTAAAAGTATATTGGATTTCTCAGCAGGTTGGGGAGATAGATTGGCTGGATTCTATGCAAGTGAAACAGGTGAGTTTTACATGGGTATAGACCCACGAAAAGAAAATCATCCCATCTATCATGAACAATCAGAGTTCTACGATAAACACAGAACTATGTTTGAAGTTCCTAAGAAGAGTATGTTTGTAGAACATCCTGCAGAGGATTTTGAATACAAAAAGAATTCGTATGATACGGTCTTTACATCACCACCTTATTTTAATGTTGAGAGATATAGTTATGATGATACACAAAGTTGGGTTAGATATAAAACTATTGATGAGTGGAATAAAAACTTTTTACAACATACACTAAAAAAAATATGGCCTTCTATCAAGAGAGGTGGATATTTATTAGTGAACATAAGTGATGTTTACGCAAGTAGTGGTGGTAGTAAGAAGTGGTTAGAGATATGTAATCCTATGAATGATTTCTTAAGTACACTAAGTGATTCAGAGTATCAAGGTTGTATTGGAATGGAGATGGCTAAACGACCTAATAGTGGTGGGGCAGGAACAGCATCAGAAGATAGATACAAAGACGAAACAAAGGAACTGGCAGAACAGACGAAAGATAAAACATTTTGTGAACCAATATGGGTATGGAAAAAGTATTAACAAAAAGGAATAACATGGAAGAAATTAAAAACACATTATGGGTAGAAAAATATCGGCCGTCGAAACTTGACAGCTACATAGGTAACCAACACCTAAGAAGTAAAGTCAAGGTCTACATCGAGAGTGGAGATTTACCACACCTTTTACTATACGGACGTGCTGGTACAGGTAAAACCACTCTCGCTAAATTACTTGTTAATAATATAGAGTGTGATTATCTTTACATCAACGCATCTGATGAGAATAGTGTGGATGTGGTTCGTGATAAAGTAAAGAACTTTGCATCAACACTTGGATTCAAAGAGATGAAAGTTATTATCTTGGATGAGTGTGATTACATTACACCAAATGCTCAGGCAGCACTAAGAAATCTAATGGAAACATTTAGTAAGAATTGTAGGTTTATCTTAACTTGTAATTATGTTGAGAGAATCATTGACCCAATTCAAAGTAGATGTCAATCATTTCAAATCATTCCACCAGATAGAAAAGAAGTTGCAGTTCATTTAAATACCATCCTAACAAAAGAGGGAGTTAAATCAGATATTGAAGATATTGTAACCATAGTTAATGGTGGTTTTCCTGATTTAAGAAGAGTGATTAATGCCGCACAAAGACAAGTAGTGAATGGTGAGTTGGTTATTGATGAGGGTATGAGTATTCAGAATGATTACAAGAACCAAGTATTAGAAATCTTGAAAACACAAGATAAGAAGAATTGTTTTAAAAATATAAGACAACTATTAGCAGATTCAAAGGTAACAGATTTCTCTGATTTATTCAGATTGTTATTTGATACAGTCGATGATTGGGGTAGAGGTCATGTGGCTGAGTGTATTTTAGTTTTGGCTCAGTATCAACAAAGTGATGCAGTAGTGGTAGATAAAGAAATTAACATTATGGCAATGTTTATTGAAATTATTGGCAAGGTAAAGTGAGAAAAGGATTTTGTGTATCACCATTTCGATATGCCGAAATAAGAGATAACGGAGATGTTTGGCAGTGTTGTACGAGTTGGATAGAAAAACCAGCTGGTAATATCTTAACAGATAAATGGGATGATATTTGGAATAGTAATTACGCAAAAAGATTAAGAAGAAGTATGCACAAAGGTGATTTCTCTATGTGTGATGAAAACTTATGTCCTTACATTCAAAAGTGGAATAAAGGTGAAGAGGATTATTCAGCATACTTTCCAATATATGATGAATCAACATTTGAAAAGTTATGGGATGCAAAAGAAATAAATCCTAATGGAAAGAAAAAGTATCAAAATATAATAGAAAACAAAACTATTGATTTACCTTATGGGCCTGAAAGTGTTACATTTGCTCACGATAGAAGTTGTAATTTAGCTTGTCCATCTTGTAGAAAAGATTTCTTTAAAACAGAGGGTAAAGATAGAGAACAAACTTATAAGATACAAGAGTTAATTATGGGAGAACCTATATGTGATACTCACGAGGTTTATATAACTAACTCAGGTGATGCATTTGGAGCAGATGTATTTAGAGATTTATTGAAAATGATTAACACTAAAGATTTTCCAAATTTAGTTAATTTACATTTACATACAAATGCTAATAGTTGGTCAAGAACACATTGGAATAAACTTAAAAACTTACACGATATTCCAAGATTAACTTGTCATATTAGTATTGATGCATGTACAAAAGAAACTTACGAAATAGTAAGAAAAGGTGGTAAGTGGGAAACACTTCAGAAAAACTTAAAGTTTATATTTGAAGATATTCCTAATTTAAAATTTATTAGAACATCATTTGTTTGTCAAGATTTAAATTATAAAGAGATGAGTGGTTTTGTAAAATTAATTGATGATTTAAGTTATGGTTCAGATGCCATAGTTGAAGTAGAGTTTGGACAATTTACTGATTGGGGTGTGAGTTCAAAGGAAATAGTTGAACAAAGACAGATATTTAAGAGAACACATCCTAATTATAATTTGTTTTTAGAAGAATATAAAAAAATGTTAAAGTTAGATAAGAATGTACTTATTACAGATAATTTAGATATAGAGGAGTTAACATGAGTAAAGATAGAAAATATCAAGAACCACCACAACCTGTGGATATTAGTGATACAGAAACAATAGTTTGTGAAGAGTGTGGAAACGCATCTTTCATACAATCATTCTTTCTGAAAAGAATATCACCATTAGTATCACCAACAGGTAAAGAAGCAATCGTACCAATACAAGTATTTGCATGTGGTAATTGTGGTTCAATACCAAAGAACATGATGAATCAAATTGCAGAGCAATAGTGTATTACAAAATAGATTTAACTGATTATGAACCACGAGAAACTCATAATTATTTAGAGTTTGATGAGTTTAAATTTAATCCTTATCAATTAGAAACTATTGAAAAGGAATTAAATAACTTTCAAGATTCATTTGGAAGACCTTGGAAAGAGTGGGATATGTCTGATTTGAAAGATAGATTGCAAAACAATTTCACATTTTATTTACTTGAGGGTGGTTGGTGTTTTATAGATTGGGATAAAAAATATCCTTATTTATGTAATCGTTATGTGTTTTCAGAACACAGAGGCAAAGGGTTAGGAAAAGATTTGGTTTGGTTAAGGTGTAATGAAATCAAAAAACGAGGATTAAATACTGCTTCAATTAAATTAGATTGGTGGAACACACCAGCATTATCAGTCAAAAAAGATTATATTTTCACCGAAATTGATGGTATTTGATATTTATATATGAAAAGTTTTATAGAAATTAGGAAAACAATATGTCAACACAGATAACAAGAACAACAGAATTTATTAATCATATTACAGGTAGTGCAGGTAATTGGCCTTCATTATCAAATGCTGGAATTCTTGGTGGTATAGACTACCTTATAGAAAGTGGTTCCAACGAAGTAAAATTTATAGAAATGAATACCAATATTGGAATTGTTGGTAGTGCAGCAATACAGACAGGTAGTTACTTCGATGTAATATCAGATTATGTAAATGATAAAGGATACACGACTACTTATGTTTATGGAGTTAATCACAATGGTAAAAAAAATCCATCAACACTTCAACAACCATTAATTAGTGCTAGTTTTGCACGACATGATATAACGACTAATTTTGAATATGGTGATAGTCTAACAAGAACATACTTTTTACAAAGAGGAGACGAAGACCACTTAGATAAGTTTCATTTATGGATGCAAACGCCTTGGTATAGTGATGATAATTTAAAAAGTATAGTTAGTGGTTCATTTGATAAAAATACATTTAGAACATTTTTGGGTAATTCACCATTTAGTTCTTCTTTGATACCATCATTTGATAAGGATAATTATACACCAAATAATAATTATCCAGATTTTGTAGTTAAAACTGCAACTCAAGATTCGAGTGTTCAAACTAATAAAATTGGTTTTTACACATACAATTCAACAAGTTCAAGTTATCAAAATGGAGTTGATAGTGGTTCTTTGATAGAAGAATATATTGTTCATAGTGGAAGTTACAGAGATGGACAATCACATTTGGGTGTGGGTAAAATAGAGTTTATGATGACACCAGAAAAGGTTATTGTGTTTGGTGATAGAGATTCTGGTAGAAATGTTAAACTAAAACCTACAGCAACAGATAGTTGGGATTATATAGGGCAAAAAGCAAAAACATCTGCGAGTGGTAGTTTAATTAAAATGTATGATGGTTCAACAAAACAGGTTCAAGATGTTGAAGTTGGGGATGTTGTTTTAAGTTATCAACCATATGGAATGCCAGATGAATCAAAAGATTATTTATCTTACACCACAACAGATTTAAGTGGTTCTACAACACAAGGTTCTATTGTTGTAGATGTAATGAACACCGAAAATTATGGATATTATTTAATCAATGGTAGTATTAAAGCACCTTATAATTTACAACAGGCTAGTAGTGATATTAGATATTTTGTAAAACAAGGAGATACTTGGGAATGGATAACAACAGATGCTATTAGAACTGGAGATTATCTTTTAGACACAAGTGGTAATGAAACAGAAGTTACATCAAAGACAGAACATGATGGTGATACACTTTGGTATGCACTTGATGTAGAGGATATTGATACTTACTTCCAATCAAATATATTGGTTCACAATATTCCACCAAAGTGTTTTGTAGCAGGAACACCAATCACTATGGGTGATGGAACTACAAAAGTTATTGAAAGAATTGAAATCGGTGATGAAGTTATGAATTATAATTTCAAAGATGAAGAAGTTCAGACAGGTAAAGTTACCACGATTGATACACCAACACACGCAGATATTATAGAGATTAGTTTTGGTGATAAGAAGACAAAGAATACATTTGACCATCCATATTGGGTAGTTGGAAAAGGTTGGAGTTCATATAAACCAGAGTGGACTAAAAAACGATATGATATAGAATCAAATCAATTAGAAATTGGTGATAAGTGTTTAGAACTTCGTGATGGTAAATTAGTGGAAAGAGAAATTACTAATATTGTTGAAGATATAAATCCAGTCCAAACTTATTCATTAGAAATAACAACAAACCATAACTATTTTGCAAATGATGTATTAGTTCATAACAAATTTTGTTTAATGGAAGACCAAGTTATTAATATGGGAGATGGTGTTTATAAAAGAATTGATGAGATAGAATTAGGTGAAAGTATTTTACAATACGATGAAGAAACTGAAGAGTTTAAAGAGGGTAAAGTAAATATGATAAGAAAGAAACTACATGATAATTGTTATGGAATCAAAGTTGAAAGTGGACAAACAATTAAAGCAACTGATAACCATCCATTTTTATTGAGAGATAAAGGTTGGTCTACAATTGCTGAGAACAATCCAATGTTTTTACAAGATGGTGGTGGTATTATAAAAGTTGGTGATTATGTTAGAGATATAGATGGATGGGTAGAAATTGTAGAAATCAATAAAATTGAGGGAGAATATATAACATATAACTTGTTAGAACAAGATTATGGAACTATTATTGCTCATGATATTGTAACTCACAATTCACCTTAATAGAAACTAAAAAGGTTGTAGGATGGGAAAATATAAACATAATAATAATTTCAAGTATTCAATTCAAATACCAAATTTCTTATCACATGAAAAGTGTGATGAAATAATTAAACAAGTTACAGATACAGAAGAACAAGTTGTAGGTTGTGTTGGTGATGAAAAGGGTAGTGTAATCATACCAGAAATCAGACAAACAAAAGAATGGTATTTAACAGACCAACCATTAAATGATATGAGACCTGATAAAACTGCCAATGATTGGGGTTGGATACAGAAGAAAATGTACACGATTATTCAAATGGTAAATAAAGATATTTTCAAATTTGATATCAGAGGTTATCATGATGAGTTAAAACTAATAGAATACCAAGATGGTGGTTTCTATGGTTGGCATACAGATTTTAATGCAGGTTATTGTTCAGTAAGAAAGTTAGTAGGAATAATTCAATTAACAGACCCGAGTGAATATGAGGGTGGAGATGTTCAATTCGGTATCCAAGATAAAAATACAAAAGAATGGTACACTATGGAGAAGAAAAAAGGCTCACTAACAATCTTTCCAACATTCTTATCACACAATGTAACACCAGTCACTAAAGGTAAACGACATGTAATTCAAGAATTATTTGTAGGAGACCATTTTAGGTGATTGCAAATAAAAACTTTGAGTGGTTTTTAGTTAGAGATAACTTTTTATCATCTCAAGAGTGTGATGATGAAATTAAGTTTATAGATAGTAATGTAAAAAAAGATAATTTTGTTTCGGGTGATATGCATGATTGTAAAAATGTTGATATAGAAAATGAAAAATTATTAGATAGACTATGGAAAGTAGTAAAACTATCTAACACATTGGTATATAAATTTGATATATCAGGTATTCAAGGTTCTTGTGGGAAGTTATATTCAGTAGATACATTTACAGCAGATGATAATTATCATACAGACTTTGCAGCAGGAGATGGAAGTGTTGTTAATAGTTGTACTAAATTATCTTGTTTAATATTTTTAAATGATGATTTTGAGGATGGTGGATTACAAATTTGGAACGATAAAATAGATGCTAAAAAAGGTAGGTTAGTTATATTTCCATCATTTGCAGCACATAAAGTTTTACAATTTAGTGAAAAGGATAGATACACATTAATAACTTTCATAGGGGGCAATACTTTTAAATGAAATATAAAAATATAAACATGGAAGAGTTGAAGATAAACCAAGATTTTAGATGGTTTATTACAAGACCTAATTTCTTTTCAAAGGATGAATGTGAATATATGATAAAACATATAGATAAGACCTCAACAAGAAAGAAAGGACATTATACTGAAAACCGAGAAGATAGTTCATCATTGACTTGGGATACAACAGAGGATAGTAATGTTTGTATGTTAAACATTAGTAGAACAGAAGAGCAAAAGTATCTTGATAAGTTTTGGAGTGCAATACAAATTGCAAACATAACAACATTCAAATATAATTTAAGTGGAATATTTGAAAATAGAGTACAGGCACACAGATATGATGTAGGTGATTGGTATAATCCACATGCGGATTTTCACTCAATACAAAAGTTTAGTTCAGTAAAATTAACTTGTATTGTATTTTTAAACGACCAACAAGATTATGAGGGTGGTGAGTTCAGAATGTTTGACGGAACAATCATAGAACCAGAAGTGGGGAAATTAATTATACATCCCGCATTTGCAGGACACGAGGTTAAACCAGTTACAAAGGGTGAGAGATATTCTTGTGTTTGTTGGGCAGTAGGAGATACTTTCGTATGATACAAAATGATAATTTTAAATTTGTAGTACATAAAGAGAATTTTTTATCTAATTCACAATGTGATAACTTGATAAAATATTTGGATGAAGTAAATCCAAATGATTCAGAACTTGCAGGAAAGTATGATGAAAATATTTTAAATAAAAAGGTTCGTAACAATAAAGAAGTTATATTCAAAGATGATAAATTAAGAAATAAACTAAAAATGATTTTTGAATTATCAAACTTATCAATTTGGAATTTTGATATACAGAAAATGGAAGATGTAAAACTTTTAAAGTATGATGTTGGTGGTAAATATGAATGGCATACTGATTGTGGTTCCAAGAAAACTTCTAAAAGAAAACTAACTGCCATTGTTCAGTTATCAGATGAAACAACATACGAGGGTGGAGATTTAGAATTTGGAATCACCGAAGATTCAGGTGGGAAAAATTATACTGCACCAAGAGAGAGAGGGAGTATCACAATATTTCCTGCGTTCTTATCACATAGAGTAACACCAATCACTAAAGGAACTCGTTACTCATTAATAACTTGGATGTTGGGAAATGCATTTAAATAAAGTATTAGTATTAGGTTGTAGTCGTAGTGGAACAACAGAGTTTTGTAAAACACTACAAGAAGTTTCATCAAAGAAATTTGTATGGGAGTTTGGATTTGATGACAATCTCAATAGATTAGTTAGTAGTTTAGGCATTACAGAATTTTTAGATAGAATATACAAAGATAAAAATACTCTTGGAATCAAGTATGGTGTTTATCCACAGAAAAAAATACATTTAGATTTGATAGATTCTCATGATATTGTTTTTTTCTTATCAAGAAGAAATGTATTTGAACAGGCAATTTCATTGAACTTAGCAAAAAGAACGGATAAGTGGAGACCAATAGATTTTGGAGTTGAAACATTTTCACAAAAAGAAAAAGATGAATACAACAAGTTAAAAATTGAAAAGATTGAGGTTGAAGATATAAAAAAAGATATACAAGGTATTAAAGAAGCATCAATCAAGGTTATTGATTATTTAAAAACTCACAAGAGTTCAAGGGTATTATTTTATGAAGATTTATTTGGATTCTTTTCAGGTGTGAAATTAAATACACAAAAGAATTATAAAAATATTGAGAACTGGCAAGAACTAAAAACTTTTTACGAACAGAATAAAGATTTTTGTCATTTTCACTTATAAGTTTTATACTTATTTATATCTAAAAGGTTATTATGAAAACAAAATCGTTATTCGACCATATAAAACAAATTACTAATGTACAAAATCCAATGTATTGGGAATCACTTGATGAGGGTGATAAAAAAACTTGGAGTAACTACATGGTTCATCGCTTTCTTAGTATGAAATCAGAGTGGTTGGTTGTAGTAAATGAAATACAAAAGTATTGGGAGTTGGCTCCTAAGAATGTGTATCAGTTTTACACCGATGTACTACCAAAGGGTAGAACATTCTTAAGGTATGTGAAATCAAAAAAGAAATCTAAAGTAGAGAAGTGGGCAATGGAACATTTAGTAGATTACTTTGAATGTAGTACACGAGAAGTAGAACAGCACTTAGATATTTTGACTAAAGAACAAGTTACCACCATCATTATGAAATATGGTGTAGATGATAAACAATTGAAAAAGATATGGAGTAAGTAATTGGTGGAGAATATCTATTGGACTGGTGGATTTGATTCTACATTCTTAGTTTGTAAAAGGTTAATTATAGAAAAGAAACCAATTGAAACATACTATTTGAATTTCCCATGTGATGGTTACCAGCATAACTATAATAGATTTGATTCAAGTAATTTTCATAATTGTATGATTGATAATGAATTGAATGCTGTTGATAATGACCCATATGGTAGAAAAAGTTATGGTAGATATAGTAGATTAGTAGAAGTAGAAGTAATGAATAAATTAAGAGAAATGATTATCGATAAATTCCCATACACCAAAGAGTTGTTTCCTAAAGTGAATTTGGTTAAAGAATTTGAAATTGATTCTGAAGTTCTAAATGATTCAAAAGTTATTTGTGATGAGTATAATTCAAGACCTGATAGACCAGACCAAAGTTTGTATATGATACAATTCTCTTTAGATTTAGATGAAGATATATCTGTTGCGTGGGAAGCAGATAAGGATGGAGAAGATTATTGTTTATCAACACGATTGGTACGAAAGCATTTAAATAAAAAGTTTAAGGTACATAGTGATTCGATAAAAGAATTATGGTTGTATAAGAATTGGGTATTACCATTAGTAGAAACTTATAGAGAAGAGATGGTCAACATGGCACAATCTTCTAATTTCATAGATATCTTGAAACATACTTGGTCTTGTAGGTTTCCAAAGAAAAACGGAGATGTTTGTGATGATTGTACATTAGATATTAAGGAACTGAATAGAGTTGATAATTACAAGGATATATTATGTACGACTATTTAAAAGAAATTCCACCAGAGTATAAGGAAAAATATAAAAATTCAGTTAATAATGCTCTATCTACACCTTTCGGAACTCAAGAAAGATATGATTTTGTAAAATATCAATTAGTTATAATTGCGTATAAAGAAGAGAATTTTATAGGTGAATGTGTAGAATCACTTATTAATCAAACTGCTTCACCTCATGAATTTGAAGTATTAATTATAAATAATTGTTCAGTAGAAGAAGAATTAGATAATACTGAAATGGTAGTTAAAGAGAAATTAGATAAATACAAATATGATAATATACATTTAATAAATGTAAAGTTTCCCAAAGAAATACAAGGTGCAGCCTTAGCAGCAAAATTTGGAATAGATGTTGCATTACATAGATGGAGTAATTATGAGGATTTTAATGATGGAATAGTTGCATTTCTTGGAGCAGATAATATTTTTGAAAATCATTATGTTGAGGAAGTAATAAAAACATTTGAGAATCCATCAAACTATAAAAACCCACATCAATTGAATCCGATAGAAGAGGATACATTAGATATATTGGTAACGAATTGTGATAATTATAAGTTTACCAGTTCTGATAATATAATTAATATTTCAGTATTGAAACCTTATCTAAATAAATTGGATGTTATGAATGAGTTATTGGGAAAGTGGTACTTTAAAAATTTTGATATAAATTGGGGAGTAAAAAAAGAAACCAAAAAAACCTTAGATGATAATTTATTGTATAGAGAGGATGATGGAACTTCAGTATGGCCCAAAACATTTAGAGCATCAACATATAATGATTTAGGTGGAATTGGAATTCAACCACAAGAAGAGCAGTCTATAATCATAAAGGCCGTAGTAAATAATTGTGTTTTCAAATATAATGATATGACAAATTATACTCATGTACATAGATTAGAAAAACCAAGAGTACCCGATGGTAGTATATCACAATGGTATTATGATAGTGCTCAAGCTTATATTAATAAGTCTGAATTAGAAGCCTACTCTCTTGATTATTGGACGATGAGAAACAACATTGAAAAGTATTTTTACGAAAAAAAATTCTATAGTGGTTGGAGACCAAAGTTTTTTTCAGAACAAGACTTAGATAAAATATTAAAAGAGTCAGGAGAATCATATTTATATTTTAGAAATAAGTTTATTCACCAATATCAAGGTGAGATAAATAAGATTTACAAAAAACAAAACATCAATAAAGTTATTGATGACATAAAGAAAAACCTATAAACGAAGTGGAGTAAAAAATGAGTAAGAATTATAGAAATGAAGAAGCATTTTACATGAAAGAGATGGAATGGGGTGTTAATTCAAAAACAAACACTACTTACATGAACTACGAATTTGATATAGATTCACTATATTCAACGATGGTTAAATGTGATTACTTAGTGAGAGTAAATCCAGGTACTGATATTAATTTAAAGATTGCATCTTATGGTGGTGATGTTTATGCGATGTTAGGTTTAGTTGATTACATCAGAAGTTTAGATGTAAAGGTTAACACACATTGTGTTGGAACTTGTATGAGTGCAGCATCAGTATTGTTAGCAAGTGGTACTGGTACAAGGACTATGAGTAAAAACTCTACAGTCATGGTTCATGAGGGTTCAGCGATAGAGACTGGTAAGGTTGGTGATGTTATGAAAGGTGTTGACCATTTGAAAGAACTACAAAAAGAAATCAATAAATTGATGGAAGAAGTTACAAATAAAGATGCAAGGTTTTGGGAACTCACTCAGAGAAATGATACTTATTTGAACGCAAAACAATGTTTAGATAATGGTATCATCGATAAAATTATTTAAAATAATACTTGACAAGTATACAGAAAAAGCCTTATATTAAGGGGTATTAAATTGGAGAAAAATATGGTAAAGGTTATAAAAGATAAACCTAAATCTAAAGCTGATGTTATTAGTTATATGGAAAACAAATATCCTAAGATGACATCTGAATTTAAAAGGATTCAAAAGGAACAATATGAATTGTTCTTAAGAAAACAGCACGATTATGGTCCACAAAATATTGCAGTTGGTACTGCATTAATTAATGATGAAGATAAGAGATTATCTTTGATGGGCATTTGGTTTAGGATTAATGATAAAGTAGAAAGAATCAAAACTCTTATTATGAGGGGTGATGATGGTTCTTTAGAGAATGAGGGTTTGGTAGATAGTTATTCAGATATATCAAACTATGGAGTTATGGCACAAGTAGTAGCGAGTGGTAAATGGGCAAAATAAGTTATAGTCAGTTCTCACAATGGGACAAGTGTCCACAGATGTGGAAGTTAAATTATCTTGAAAAACTTGGTACATTTCAAGGTAATATTTATACTATCTTTGGTTCTGCACTACACGAAACTCTTCAGGCTTACTTAGTTGCATACTATGAAAAGACTGTTGCAATTGCAGATTCATTACCATTGGGTGATATTCTACAATACAGAATGGAAGAGAATTACAAACGAACTAAAGAAAACTCAAGTGAACCTGTCGATGTATCACTCGAAGAAATGAAAGAGTTCTTCAATGATGGTCTTAATATTATTAATGAGTTCTTGAAGAGGAAGAGAGGTTACTTCCCTAAAAAAGACCATGAGTTATTAGGTATTGAGTTGGATATAGATTTTAACTTACCGAGAGAAATGAGGTTTGTTGGGTTTATGGATGTGGTGATACACAATAAAAAGACTGGTAGAGTTAGGATTATCGATATCAAAACATCTACAATGGGTTGGAATAAGTATATGAAAGCTGATAAGAATAAAACTAATCAGTTGTTATTGTACAAAAAATTCTTTTCAAAACAGAGAGATATTCCAGAGGATAAAATAGATGTTGAATATTTAATATTGAAGAGAAAATTGTATGAAAATACAATGTATCCTCAGAAACGAATACAAGTGTTTTCACCAGCGAGTGGAAAACCAAGTTTGAATAAAGTTACAAGTAGATTACAAGAGTTTATAACAGATTGTTTTGATGATAATGGTACATTGATTGAAAAAGATTACTTCAAGAATGTATCAACAAAAAATTGTAAGTATTGTGAGTTCAAAAGTAAACCAGATTTATGTGATAGGAAACAGGCATGATTACACCAACAATAAGATTCTACCTACCAGATGCATTAGAGTATGGAGATTATAAAAATATGTCAGATATATTAAATCATACTCATTGTCATAGAGTATTTTTTTGGTATGAGAAGAATGATTTGACACAAAAACAAATTAAAGATTTCGTAGACACATGGGGTGAGTTTAAACATCAAAATTTTAAAACTCACATTCAACCTATGTTTACTGATTTACAAAGAGATTTTATATGGTATGATTTTATGCCACACAAAAAATTAAACGAGAATCCAGCACAATATTATAGATTTCGTTGGGAATATGGTTTACCTAAATCAATAGAAAAGGGTTTAACAGAGTTCAAAAACACATATGATTTTGTTACTGAATCTCAAACACCACAGAAAAAACAAAAGAGGAATGATGGCGAAGATAGCAATCATAGGTAGTAGGTGTTATACCAACAAGAGAAAGATACGAGAGTTTATCTTTAAATTAAAAGACCAAGTTGGAGAAAAATTAGAGGTAGTAAGTGGTGGAGCGAAAGAGGGAGCAGATAAATATGCAAAGAAATTTGCTCTTGATTTTGATGTGAATTATTCAGAGTTTCCAGCATACCATGAAGTACATAATATTCATTGTGTTCAAGAATCATATAGATTTGGTAAACCATATAATGTAGGACATTATCACAGAAGAAACAAAGATTTGGTAGAATATAGTGATAAAGTAGTTGCATTTTGTACAGATGGGTTGGTTACAAACGGAACATTATCTGCATTAAAACATGCAGAAAAAATAAATAAAAAATCGATTATTATTGATTAAAGTTATATTTATTATATATACATATATACAACAAGAGGTATAAAATATGAATGAAGTTAAATTGACTTCGGTAAAGGTTATAACCGAGTTATACAAAAAGTTTAAAAACAAAACGATTGATGATGAGTTTTCATTACAGAAACTTGTTAATAGAACACTCGATAAGTTTGTTCACGATGAGGAGTTTTGCAAAGACATACTAAAACATGAAAACTTACATCAAAGTGGAAGTAAATTTTAATTATAATATTAAGGGTTATAAATGACAAAGTTAAAGTTACCAAAGTTAAAATCAGTAGAAAAAGTTAAAGAAGTAAAGAAGAAGAAAAAGATTCTTTTACTATCAGACGACCTAAGAATGTCAAGTGGTGTCGGTGTAATGTCGAGAGAGATTGTTATGGGAACCATTGATAAATATGATTGGGTTCAGATTGGTGGAGCAGTAAAACATCCTGATGAGGGTAAAACCATCGATATGTGTGAAGCAGTAAGGAATGATTATGGTGTAGAGGATGGGTATCTAAAAGTTTATCCAGTAAGTGGTTATGGTAATCAAGATATTCTGAAACAGATTATGGAGATTGAAAAGCCAGATGCAATCCTACACTATACAGACCCAAGATTTTGGGGTTGGTTATATCATATGGAACACGAGTTAAGACAAGAGATTCCTATCTTCTATTATAATATATGGGATGATTATCCCGCACCACAATACAATGAGTTCTTTTATGAGAGTTGTGATTTGATTATGAATATATCAAAACAAACTCATGCAATGGTAAATGCGGTTGCAAAGAAGAAACCAAGAACAGATTGGGATTGTACTTATGTACCACATGGTATTAATGAAAAAGAATTTTATCCAATTAAGGATGAGACTCAATTGGCAGAGATGAATAAGTTTAAACAGCAAATAGTTGGTAATAAACCAACAGATTTTATTTTGTTGTATGTTAACAGAAACATCAAACGAAAGATGATTGGAGATTGTATGTTGGCATTCCAATCATTCCATAATCAGTTACCAAAAGAACAACAAGATAGGGTTGCATATGTTATGCATACACAACCAATCGACCAACATGGTACAGATTTACCACATTTGATTGAGGATTTAATGCCAGAATGTAGAGTACATTTCAGTGCTAATAAACTTGAACCTAAAGAAATGAATTACCTATATAATATTGCAGATGTTACAATGAACATCGCTTCTAATGAGGGATTTGGATTAGGTACTTGTGAATCATTAATGGCTGGAACACCAATCATAGTAAATGTTACAGGTGGATTACAAGACCAATGTGGATTCAGAGTTAATGATAAGTTGTTAACAATAGATGATTACAAAGATATTAAATCTTTACATAATCACAAGGAGTGGGAACACAACGAAGAATTAACTTGGGGTGAGTGGGTAAAACCAGTATGGCCTAAGACTCGTTCTCTAATGGGTTCAGTACCAACACCATACATTTTCGATGATAGATGTGATTGGGAAGATGCCGCAGATAGAATAAAAGAGTGGTATGAAATGGGAAGAGAAGCCAGAAAAGAGTGTGGATTTAAAGGACACGAATTTGTAACAAGTGATGATGCAAATATGAGTGCAAGAGCAATGTGTGGTTTATTCATAGACCATATGGAAACTGCATTTGATAAGTGGACTCCAAAACAAAAGATTAATGTTTATAAAGTGTGAGGGATAAATGAACAAACCATTAGTATTAGTAACAGCACCAGTCAAAACAAGAAGTGGTTATGGTAATCACTCACGAGATATTTGTACTGCGTTAATTAACTCAGATAAATATGATGTTATGATTAACAATTGTAGATGGGGTGGAACACCTATGACTGCATTAGAAAAGGGTAATTCACAACATGATGCGATAGAAGAAAGATTATTAACATCACCACAATTACCACAACAACCTGATTTACATATTCACATTGTAATACCGAATGAGTTTCAACCGATTGGTAAAAAGAACATGGGTATCACTGCAGGTATAGAAACAACAATACCAATGCCATCATGGATAGATGGTGCTAACAAAATGGATACCACGATATTCACATCAGAGTTCACTAAACATTGTTTTGATGCTGCTGAATTTGAAGATGGTAAAACAAAAAGAATTGTAAAGTTCGATAAACCAGGTTCAGTATTATTTGAGGGTATTGATACAGATACCTACAACGAAACAAGAACCTTTTCAGATGAAGTAAAAGAAGTATTTGATGGTATTGATAGTGATTGGAACTTCTTATTTGTAGGACATTGGTTAAGTGGTACACTTGGTAAAGATAGAAAAGATATTGGTATGTTGATTAAAGTATTCTTAGAATCATTTAAGAATCAAAAGAATCCACCAAACTTAATTCTAAAAACAAGTGGTGCAGATTTTAGTATTCTTGATAGAGAAGATATACTTTCAAAAATAAAACATCTTAAAGATAGTGTAAATGGTGTGTTGCCAAATATTTATCTTATACATGGTGATTTTACAGATTCTCAGATGAATGAATTATATAATCATCCTAAAGTAAAAGCACATATTACATTCACACATGGTGAGGGATTTGGTAGACCATTATTAGAGGCTTGTCAAAGTGGTAAACCTGTAATTGCACCAGATTGGAGTGGACAGGTAGATTTCTTAGATAAGAACTATGCAACTCTACTTCCAGGTAGTTTAGTACAAGTACCACAAGGTGCATTCAATAAAGATATTTTCTTTGAATCACCTGATAATAAGTGGTTCACAGTCAATTATAATGTTGCATCACAAGTGATGAAAGATGTATATAAGAACTATACTAAATACATGGTAAAGGCTAAACAATTAAAGGTAGTTACTTCTACCAAGTTTAGTTTACAGAAGATGCAAGATAAGTTAATCACAGAGGTTGATAACTTACTAAAGGATGTACCAAAATCAGTAGAACTTAAACTACCAAAGTTGAATAAAGTTGAAGATAAAAAAACAGATGGTATTAAATTACCAAAATTGAAAAAGGTATAACATGGCAGAGAAAAAGATAACTTGTCCTAATTGTTTCAATGGTGAAAGGTGTTTTGAAGATACACAAGAACAAGATGGTAAAACATTTAGTTCCTATATGTGTTTTAATTGTGGGTTCACAAGTAATTCAGCATACAAATGGGGTTCACAAGAATTAAAGAAAGCACAATTGGGTGCAACTCAATTAATGAATGATATCGCACTTTTAGATGAAGAAAGAGAGATAATGTGGTTTCCATCAGTATTAAACATGGGTAAGTTTGGGGTTATTTATCCAGAGGGAACACAAAATAATTGGGTATATAAATTTGCAGAGGTTCGTAAGTTAACGGATTTAGAAAAGAAAGATGATAAATATGAAGGTCATGACCAAATGTTAGATGTTGAGAAATCAAAAGAGTATGGTCAATACGAGTTTTTAGATGCGTGTAAAGATATGGGAATCATTAAGGATATTGATTAATGGCACTAAGAAATACCGCATGGCATCAAGTTGAACCAGGTCAGATTGTAACTTTCTTATATAAAGGAAAGGATTCTAAACGAGCAGTTAAAAGAACTATATTAGTTCTAAATCCTAATCTAAGATACAGAAAGAAATCTACAAAAAGAGTTAAGAGTTTTGTAGTTGGGTTACAATTAGATACTGCAATCACACCACCAATAACTTCAACAAAACTTGAGAATTTATTTGGAAAGATAGGTGGATTAGAAATAGAAGAGGGTGCAATTGCTGGTGATTTAAAAGATAGAATGACACCTGCAGATACTACAAGATTATACAGAAAACTAAAGAACTTAGTTAGTAAGTACAATAACTATCGTACATTCAGTAGAAGAATGTGTTTAAAACGAAGAGTTTACCTTGAGGTTGCATACTCAAAGATTCCAAAAGATACATTGGATGAGTTTGGTAGAGAGATGAATAAAAAGTTTCAGAACCAATTAGAGGGCAATGATGAAGATTAGTTATGGTATTACTGTCCACAAAGAACACGAAGAGTTAAATCAGTTATTAGAGTTATTAGTTAACGAAACTGATACCGAAGATGAAATCATTATTGTTCAAGATGGTGATGATAAAAAAGTAGAGGGAGTTATATCTAAGTGGATGAACGAAACCTTAGATTGGAAAGGTATCTACTGGCACACACATGAACTCAATGGTGATTTTGCAAAACACAAGAATTTTGTAATCGAAAAATGTGAGGGTGATTATATCTTCCACATTGATGCAGATGAATATCCAAACAAAATATTACTACAACAAGTAAAAGATATTTTAAAAATAAATCAAGTAGATTTGATTTGGGTTCCAAGAGTAAATACTGTCGATGGTATTACACAAGAACATTTAAAAGCATGGGGTTGGAGACAAACAGAACAAGGTTGGATTAATTATCCTGATTACCAAAGTAGAATATTCAAAAACTCACCAGATATTAAATGGCAGAGAAAAGTACATGAACAGATACAAGGTTGTAAAACATATGCACACTTACCACCACATGAGGAGTTAAGTTTGTATCATCCAAAAACAATTCAAAAACAAGAAACGCAGAACAATTTATATAGTGAGATACTATCATGAAAAATGTAATGATATTCCAAGATTTTATTGATGAGAAAACTTATGGTCATCAATGGAAAACTGAAGAACTATTCAAATACTTCAAAGCACAAATAGATAATAGTATTAGATTAGGGTGGGAACCAAAAGATATTTGTATTGTAACTAATTTAGACTTCGAGTACAGAGATGTAACCATCATCAGAACTAAAACACTATGTACTTATAACAAGTATTTCAATAAGATGTTTGGTATGTTAGAACTATTAGAATCTAATTTGATTGATGATGATTTTTGGTTTCATGATTTTGATGATTGGCAATTAAGTGAGTTCGATGGATTCCCATACTTTCCAGGTGTTATTGGTGGTTGTAAATATATTTTTGATAATCCTACACCACAATGGAACACAGGTTCTCTATTTGTAAAGAGAGAGGCATTACCAATCTTTAAATACATTGTTAGGATGATGGAAGAAAATAAGAACCATGAAAAGATTCACACATTCGGTGATGAAAACCTTTTCAATCTATGTGTATATCAAGTTTATCCAGATAATGTTAGTGAGATAGATTATACATATAATGTTGGGTGTACAGGTTTCCAAGATAGGATGGATAGAGTTTATAGTAAACCAGTCCGAGTTGGAGCATTCAAACCAGATGAAGAAAGAATAAGTTTATTTAAAGATGCAGGTTTGATTGATGATGAACTGATGGATATATTTAAAAAGTATGAGTTGTTATGATAGATGTAAAAACATTACCAAACAAAGATGAAGATAAAAATACAACATCTCACAAATTCAAACAAGATTTAATTGAGTTCTTCAAAGGTAAAAATCTAAAATCATGTCTTGAGGTTGGTACTAATAGAGGTTATTCCACATTAGTTTTAAGTCATATATTTGATTGGGTTACTACGATGGAGATTGATAACGATAACATAGAGTTTGCAAAGAATGTTTGTAAAGATAGAGAGAACATTGAGTTTCTACAGAAAGATGTTTATCAATGGAATTGGAACTTCCCTAATTTTGATGTGGTGTTCATAGATTGTAGACATGATTATCAAGGTGTTAAACAAGATTATAATAATGCGTGTGATTTAGAACCACAATATATAGTGTTTGATGATTACGGATTGCCAGAGAATCATCCTGCAGTAAAAGAATGTGTAGATGATATACTATCACAATCAGATTATTGGAACGCAATACCAATAGGAATGAAACCAGGTACATCACTAAGAAGAGGTAGAACATTAAGAGATTACGAGGGGATGATATTTTATCATGCATGATGTTATAATTTGTACCACCGCAGTTGATAGACCAGAACTACACAAACATATATTTCCAAAGTATTTAGAATTTTTAGATGGTGTTGATTTTCATTGGTTAATACATATCAATAATGTTTGGGGTGGAGTTCAAAATGCAGTTGATGAGTTATCGGTAATACTTCCACAAGATTCAAGTTATGAGTTTATATTATCAGAAGAGGGTGGAAAGAATATAGATTTCTTCAATGCAGGTAAAAAACTAATAGAAGAGTGTACTAACCATGAAAGTAAGTATGGTGTTCTTTGGTTAGAAGATGATTGGGAATACAATGGCAGTGATAAATTAATCGATATAGTTGGTGATTATAAATACCTACAATTAGTATCAAGAAATAAAGAGATGAGTTTTAATCCAGGTTTATTTAGTTGGGATGTACTGAAGAATATAATGCAACCAAATATGAAAAGGACAGGATACCAATACTACAATGATAATCCTGAGAGAACTGCATTATTTCATGATAAAGTTAATGCATCCATTAGTGTTGATAATCATGTGGTGAAACCAAACTTCAGAGATATTGGCAGAGATTGGATGTCAAGAAAACACGATGGTAAAAGGGTGTTTAATATAAATGTATAGTATATTCACAATAATGAATTCAGGTTATAGTAATTTTGGTAGAATATTTTTTAATTCACTACATCAGAATTTAACTCTTGATGAGATTGATACAATTTGGGTGGGTGATACTGGTATTGATGAAAGAGATAGAGAATATCTAAAACAATTTAAAAAAGTTAAAATACTCGATTCAGGTAAGGTTACAAAAAATAATAGATTACATGATAAAGATTGGTTAGAAAGTGTTTCACAAAAAACAATACTACTTAGAAGTGTGTGTTCAGTTTCGGAATCACCCGTAGTGATGATTGATTTGGATTCATATTTTATAAGTGATTTTCATCAACATTTAAAATTGGATTGTGATGTACAAGTTGTACATAGAGAAAAGAATCCACCACATATTGCATCATGGTTTGCAGTAAACAATTTACAAAAAGGAGTTGAGTTTATTGATGATTGGATTAAAACTATGAATAAGTGGGATGGAGTACCAAAAGAATCACCATCATTAAATCATTTAGTATTAAATAACGATAAATATGTAATCGGAATAGAACAAGAGAGATTACTTGCTGCATATGGCACTCTTGAAGAATCAAAGTTTTGGGGTTCACATATTGTACATTACAAAAGTAGTAGAATTGCATCATCACCACAAGAAGATTTTCACAATAGAGTTTATAAAAGAGGATTTGAAGAATTAGTAGGGGGTTGGGTAGATGTGTAGTTTTACCATTACTGATAAGGATACGAATATCTATAAAGATACTAATTTCTATTCACAAAAACGAGGACCAGATTCTACAACACAACAACAAATTGATGGTGTTCAGTTCTTACATAACTTACTACATATTACAGGTGATGTAAACCATCAACCACTTACTGATGATGATATAGTTTGTGTGATGAATGGTGAGATTTATAATTACAATGAGTTTGGTGATTACAAAAGTGATGCAGATTGTATCATACCATTATACAAAGAATATGGATTAGAGTTTGCAAAAAAATTAGATGGTGAATTTGCTATCGTGGTTATTGATTTTAAAAGAAGAAGAATTAATTTAATCAATGATACCTTTGCTACAAAACCATTATGGTTTACCTTTGAGAATTCAAACTTTGGTATTGCATCATACGAAAGTTCATTAAACGCGTGTGGATTTACTGAAGTAGAAAAAATGTGTGGTAATCAAGCGATAGAATATAACCTGGATACCTTTACAAGAATTAGAAGTATTACACTAACGAGATGGGATTTAAATCAACACAAAGATACTTACGATGATTGGGTTACTGCATTTGAAAATTCAATACGAAAAAGAACTCTAAATACAGAACAAGGTATATTTTTAGGGTTGAGTGCTGGATATGATAGTGGTGCGATAACTTGTGAGTTGACTAAACAAGATGTTGATTTTACTGCATATACTATTTTATCTACAGAGAACAAGGATGTTATTAATAACAGACATAAAATGATTGTAAGTGGTGATATTATTGAACTTACACAAAATGAGTATGATGAGTTTCAAGCGAGATTAATAACTGATTGTGAAGAGTTCACATATACTGATAGATTTAAGAACTATAATATCAAGGGTGATAAAGCATCAGTTGGATTGAGTGTAATATGTGATAGAGCAAATTATAATGGTGAGAAAATATATTTTTCTGGTCAAGGTGCAGATGAGATTATATCTGATTATGGCTTCAATGGTAATAAAATTTATGACCATAGTTCTTTTGGTGGTAAATTCCCTACAGATTTAGATGGATTCTTTCCATGGCATAGTTTTTATGATGGAACTCAAGTACAATATTTAAATAAAGAAGAATATGTTGCTGGTTCGTTTGGTATTGAAACAAGATATCCATTTTTAGATAAGCAATTAGTACAAGAGTTTTTATGGTTAACACCAGAATTAAAAAATAAATCGTATAAGGCACCACTTCAACACTATTTATCTAAGAATGATTTTCCATTTGAGGATGGAAAGAAAACAGGTTTTCAAGCAGATAGGAATTTACTATGATTAATATTATAATGTCGGAGTTTGGTGATAGGAGAGTTAATAGAGGTGGTGGTAACTTTGGAGATTTACATAGATTAGACCCATCAGTAACTTCATTTAGTTCATGGTTTCGTACTGATGAACTAAAGTTGACTGTATATTCAGATTACGAAATAGATGTTTCAGGTTTTGATATTGAAACAGAGGTAAAGGTTGTTGATAAAATATCATCTGGACATAGAAGTGGTTATCACGCTGCAGATTACTACAAGTTCTATGGTATGTTAAAATCACCATACGAAACTGCTATCGCAATGGATAATGATATGGTTACAATGAGTAAGGCGGTTAGAACACTACCTTACCTTGCAAAGAAGTTTGGTATTTGTTTACCAATAAATCCAAGATTGTTGGTTAATCTTGATAGTACAAAAGGTGATGATAGTAATTACGATATTAAGGAAGATAAAAGTAATGGTTGGGGGTTAACTTATAATTTAACACCAATGGCATGTAATCCACACGACCTACGAACAAAGAAGTTATTAACATCAGTATGTGAACACCTACAGAAGAGACAGGGTAGGGGTGCAACTGCAGTGTGGAGAGGAATGAGAGATACTGGTATTACACCAAATACTCTATCATTTCATTGGTGTGTATGTGATAGTGGATTAGGAATGTATGCAGACCCACCTGCTGGAAATGTAGTTGGTATTAAGAATCCTATCATGTTACATATCGGACATGATAAAGTAAAGAATCACTATATCAAGGATTGGGATAGTTTTTGGAATGATACTAAAAGTAGAACTTGGACAGAGGAGTTAACATGAAGAATGTAGTGTTCATGACATGTTTTGAAAAAGCACCAGATTTTCTTGATTACAAAGAATGGTGTTTTAAAACTTGGAAATATTGGTGTGATAAAAATGATGTAGAGTTACTAATATTAGAAGATGAATTAAGACCTACAGGTGGTGGAGTATTCAACGATGGTGTTGGAATGAAACCAACATGGCAGAGATGGCATGTGTGGGATGTATTAGAAGCAAATGATATAGATGCCGATAATGTTGCGTTAGTTGATATTGATACGATGATTCATTGGGATTGTCCTAACTTCTTTGATGCAGCAGGTGGAGAGTTTGGTTGTGTACAAGATAAGTTCTTCTTAGAGTGGACTATTAATAGTATTAATGGATATCAAGATATGTTCCCTAATGTAAAGTTTGATTGGACTACATACTTTAATTGTGGATTTATCGTATTGAATAAAAAACACAAAGAATGGGCAAAAGGAGTTACTGATTTCTATTATGAAAATGAACTTGAGTTCAAAACAAGACAACACAAGACTGTGAAGAAAGGTTCAGACCAAACACCTATTAACTACATGATTCGTGATAGTGAACATCCAATTGCGTATTTGGATGAACGATATAATTTACAACAATTACACATTAGGGGTATATTGAATCCAATGATTACAGAAGCAGGGTGGATATGGCACTTCAATGGGTTTGATAAACAACAACGAAATAAACTAATGGGACAGGTTTGGGATATGGTAAAGGATAACTATGAAACTAACTAATAAGTTTGCGATAGGATGTTTAGTACAATTCTATGAGATAGATATCATTAGAGATTATTTAGTAAGTGTAAAAAAATCATTAGATAATGTAGAAAATAAAGACAATGTGATTATTGATATTTGTTTTAATTTGAATCAAGGTTTAGAAAAGGTTGATAAAAACAAAATATCAGTTGGTGAACTAAGAGATAAATTCAGAGTAATACTAAAAGAGGTATTTGGTTATGACCACCGCTATAATGATGCACAAAACTACACTATAAACTTAGTAGAACATGATACCAATGGTGGTGATACGATAGAAGAGATTTATACTATTGCAGATTATAGAAGAGAGTTTAATGAAAAATATTGTGAACAAGTTGATGTATTGATGTGGGGAGAAAGTGATGCGTTAATACCATCACAAACTTGGGAAGTATTAGATAACTTACATCTGGCATCACAGAATAATGGTGTTCACAAGTATGTTAGTTTCTTTGCTACTTGTAAGATGTGGGATGATACTTGGAAGATATTAGAACATCCAGATTTTACAGATAAACCATTCATAGAGATGGATACAGAGAATTGGTGGAGTTTGAGATATAATATGAACCAAGATGAAATGGATGAGATTAATGATAGAACTGAAGAATTAGATATACAACAAACAACACAATTAAAATTTAATGGGTGTGGTTTAGTGATTTCATCAGATGTAATTAAGAGTGGAGCAAATATTCCAAAGAGTGTATTTTTTGTACACGAGGATACTGCGTTCATGAATAATTGTTTGATACACTTTAGAAATCAATTACCACAATATATTATTAAGAACATTCTATTAGTACATAATAGGAAGTTAGAAAACAAGAGAATGTATGTACAAGGACAAGATTTCTCAGATGGTGATATGACGAGAATGAGAAAACAACAATATTGGTTTCCAAATGCCGATAAGATGAGTCAAAAAAATGCATTCAACACAACAGAACAAGGATATACATATTCATGGGAAGATGTATTTAGGGAGTTTGAAAATGGGAGCAATACACAGAGTAATACCTGATGATAGACCAGGACAAGTGTGGTGGTTTCATGGAAACAGCGGAAGTGGAAAGACAAACATAGCTTTAAAGTTTGATGTACCTAATAAGATAGTATTAGATGCAGATGATTTCAGAGAAAGTGTTTGGGATGATTTGGGTTTTGATGAAAAAAGTAGAAGAAAACAGAACGATAGGTTAGCGAGGATAGCAAGAGTGTTATGGGTACAAGGGAAAAATGTAGTTATAGCATCTATATGTCCATACGCAAACCAAAGAAAACAGATAAGGAACGAGATACTACCTGATGTTAAGTGGATTTATGTCAATAGTAAAGATAGTAAACCATCAACAAAAGAGTATCCATTCGAAGAAGGCTGGTAGATGTATAAAAAAATGATAGAGTGGTGGAAGAATATAACATTGGTATTGGCATTACCATTAATGGTGGTTAATACAATGATGGATTATTATAATGGTTGGGAATCAAGGTCGTTAGAAAAAGAAACTGCATTGATTCAAAAGCAAAAAGATGATGCATTCCGATACCACTCGCATCATTTTTTAGATAGTTATTATGTTACAAAAGATGTTGATGGTAATACGATTAAGATACTTGAACACCAAAAAGGTGATGTAATTCTACCAGAATTTTCAGGTACTTTTGATTTCTTAAAAGAGTATGATGAAACACCACAAGTAAAGGTTGATAATGTATTAACCAAAGTATTTAAACCAATACAGAATGTAGTGGGTAAAGTTACAAGTTGGTTCAAATGGCATCTATGGGAAAAGTGGATGGATAGAAAGAAAAGAGAAGATTTGATTGAGAAAGGATTAAGAGGATGACTAATGTAATAGTTGCAATAGATGATGTACATCCAGAAAAAGGTTGGGGAGTTGAGGGTGATGTTCAAGTACAATACCTTGAAAACCTACATCATAATTTTGGAGTAAAGTTTAATTTATTTGTACCAAGTAATTATCATAACAAGTTTCCAATCACAAAAGAGTTCGTAGATTTTTGGACACAACACGATTGGATAGAGTTAAGTAATCATGGACACTTTCATGCGTGTAAAAACGAGGGATATGGTGAGATGGAGTTCTTTGAATTAAATTATACTGAGGCAGTTCAGAGAATACAAGAGAGTCAAGATTTATGGAAGAGTTGTGGATATACACCAAAAGGATTTAGAGCACCAGGTTGGGGAGTGAACCAACAATCAGCAGATGCTATCAGTAGTTATTTTGATTGGGTTGCAGGACATGAAGAACATAATAAAGGATTGAATTGGGGATGCCATTTCTTCGAGGGTTGTGATGGTATAAATGAACCAGATAATTTAAGTTTGTATGGTGATACATTTATGTTTCAATCACATATCAACGGAACACATAATGATAATGTTTGGAATGAAGAAAATTTCTTGCATTTTGAACGAGTAATTGAATACTTATTATCAGAGTATAGTTTAGAGTTTTTAACAATATCAGAGATAAAATGAAAGTTGCATTCTTTTCAGAGACATCAATAGAGGGTAAACCACCAAGAACATTCGAGAACGCTCGTACAGAAATTGCGTGGTCAATAGCATTAGATGCTCCATTTTATCCATTGAATAAATTACCATTGAAAAAGAAGTTTGATTTGGGTATCGTAATAATACCAAAGAAAAATCCAAGTGTAATGTTGTCACAGATAAGAAAGATGTGTGATAAAGTTGCAGTAATGCAAGAGGGACCACATTGGTTTTTCCAAGATTATAAAGTTGAATGGCAGTTTCATTATGTGAACACATTATTAGATGCAGATATAATGTATTGTCATAATGAATCTGATGTAAACTATTTCTTAGGGTTAGGTTGTAAGGATGTAAGAGTGATGAGAAGTTTGATGATACCAGAGGGACTAAAACCAAGAACTACAGAGGGTGATTACTTTAAAAATAATGTAAATGGTACAATGATGGGTGGTAACTTTTGTAATTGGTATGGTGGATTTGATTCCTATATGGTGGCAAGAGAGATAGGTAATCCTATATCTGCACCATCAATGGGTAGGAAACAAGAACAAGAAGATTCAATAGAAGATATAAATTATTTAAATTATATGAATTGGAGAGAGTGGATAGATAAATTATCAGAGTATAATATAGGTGTTCATTTAATGAGAACACACGCAGCAGGAACATTTAGTATGAATTGTGGGTTTCATGGAATACCTTGTATTGGATATAAAGGATTAGATACACAAGAATTATTACATCCATTAACCACAGTCGAAGTTGGTGATTTGGATGAGGCAAAAAGAATAGGAAGAAAACTACAAGAATCTGAGAAGTTTTATAACTTATGTAGTGAAACTATCAGAAAAAGATTTAATGAATATTACACAGAGAATGCATGGAAAACAAATTGGAAGGCGACAAACAAATGAATGTATTAGTAACGGGTGGAGTAGGTTTTATCGGAACGAACCTAATTAAGAGATTATTAAAAGATGGACACAATGTAGTTAGTTTGGATAACTATAGTAATGGTAAAGAAGAGAATGAACAAGAGGGTTGTACATATCACAATGTAGATATTAGAGATTGTCTTGATTTTGATTTCTTTATGGATGATGTAGATATTATATATCACATGGCAGCATTACCAAGAATCCAACCATCATTTGAAGAACCAGAAATAACATTTGAAACCAATGTATTGGGAACCATGAATATAATGAGTTGGGCAGATAGAAAAAAATGTTCTGTCATATATGCAGGTTCATCATCATCACATGGAGATGTGTTTGCTAATCCATATACATTCTCAAAATCTCAAGGTGAAGAAATGGTGAAGATGTGGAATAAAATCTATGGTGTGAAATCATCAATATGTAGGTTCTATAATGTTTATGGCCCACATCAATTAACAGAGGGAGAATATTGTACTGTCATTGGTATATTTGAAAAACAATTCAAAGATGGTGTAGAGTTAACTATTACAGGTGATGGTGAACAGAGAAGAGATTTTACTCATGTAGATGATATAGTGGATGGTATAATTAAGTGTGGAGAACAAATAGATGAATCAAATGGTAAAATATTTGAATTGGGTAAAGGTGAAAATCATTCAATAAATGTAATTGCTCAATCATTTGATGCAGGATATACTTACATCGATGCACGACCTGGTGAAATGAGAGAAACACTTTGTACAGATACTTTGGCTCACGAGTTATTAGGTTGGGAGCCCAAGATAGATATATTAGATTACATAGAATCTGTGCGATGAATGTTATCACAAGAGTTTTTAATTGAGAGAGGTTATTGTTGTGGACATGGATGTCTCATGTGCCCATATGAACCAAAACACACAAAGGGAAATACAAATATAATGAAACCAATTAGTTTTATAATTCCATCAAGGAATAATCTAAAGTATTTGAAACAGGCATACGAAAGTATTCGTACAAACCAATCAATAGACCATGAGATATGTATTGCAGATGATGCAAGTACAGATGGAACTTCTGAATGGGTATTGGTTCAGATGAAAAGAGATAAGAATCTGAAACTTCATATCAACAAAGGACCTGAGAGATTAGGACATACCATATTATATGATACATTGATTAATGATTACTCTACACTCGACAGAGTTATGATATTTCATGCTGATATGTATTTAACACCTAATTCAGATAAAGAGATAGATAAATATCTAAAAGAGGGTGTTGTAGTATCACTTACAAGAATCGAACCACCTTTACATCCTGATGGGCCAGAGAAAATACTATTGGATTTTGGTATTGAACCAGAAGAGTTCAAAGAGAAAGAATTATTAGATGCAGTAGATGATATTCAGACTGGTAAAGATGGGTTAAAATATGGCCCACTTGCGTTGAATCGAGATATATCTGAGGGGATATTTGCTCCATGGGCTATTATGAAAAGTGATTGGGATTATATAGGTGGACATGACCCTATCTTTGCTCCACAATCCAAAGAGGATAGTGATATATTCAATAGGTTTCATCTTGCTGGATATAAGTTTGTACAAGTATGGAAAGGGTTAGTATACCATATGACTTGTAGAGGTAGTAGATTTAAAGATGGTGCAATAAGAAATCCTGCAGGACAGGTATTCATGAAGAATAGAGAATCAGACGAGTGGTTAAAACAAAATCAGAAATCCACAAGAGAATTTATTCGAAAATGGGGACATTTCGTAAAACACGATACGATGATGAAACCAGTAGTACCACCAAAGTATCGTGTTGGATTTGTAGTAGAAAACCTTAATTTGAAATCATTAGAATTATTAGAGCCATGGTGTGATAACATATATGGTGATATAGTGGGACACAAGGGTTTTGGTGCAAATCAGTATATAGAGAATGAAAAAACATCATTTGATTTGAAAAAGAGAATACATTCAGACCATTTTAATCCAACAGATAAAGTGGTGGTTAGGTTTGATGCGGAAAAATTAGACCAAGAACAATTTGACATGATACAAAAGTTATCCGAGATACTACAAGACAGTGGGGAAATTGGTATATCAGAAATAGGTATATTCAATATTGAAATTAAATCCCTTGAAACAAGAACAGACGAGTTAATACGATTATGACATATTTCATATTAGGTAAGAACGAACCTAAAGAAAACCTAATGTTTGATACAAACATATTGGGTGAAGAGAGTTTAGGTACTTGGTATGCAAGTCAAGGTATGGTTGCACTAACCAATATGATTACCCATAGTCCAGAGTCATTAGAAAAGTTTACCATTTTGGATGAAAAAGGAACTATTTATAGTATAGAAGAGTTTCTTTCCATAGTGGAAAAATTAAAAATAAAAAGACGTTGACTCGTATACACAAAGTTTATTATATTTAGGAGTTATAGATGCCAAAGATAGATTGGAGTGATGTTGATTCTTATGAAGAAGAGATATTCAGAGAAAAAGTTGAAAAGAAAGTTAAACCTAAAAAGAAGAGGAAAAGTTATAATGATGTTAAACAAAGAGAGAATAGCCAGATTAGTAAGAAACATCCTAATCGTAGGTAGTGTATTTTTCATAGGGTGTGAGGACACCATAAATGATTCGTTTGTAAGTTATGAATGGGATGCAAGGTTACCTGTGGATGAGAATGGGTATTACCATTTAGAGATGGATAGAAATAACCATCAGACATTACATAGATTATCAGGTGTGGTTACAGAGAATGGTGAGGCATTAGAAAATTTTCGTGTTACTTGGGAAAGTGATTTATATTGGGTATTAGGAGATACACTTGGGTATATCGTACATAGTGGATATACTGATGAGTGGGTTTATGTAGCATATGATACCACCTATGTGACAGGATTTAATGGAGAAGAAGTGAGAACATCGAATTGGGCAAGTTATTCAGATTCCTATGGAGAAGTAAACAATATGATTGCACCCGTCAAAACAATGATTGGTGATACATTAAATGTTGGTGCTTATGAAAGAGGGGAACTGATTCATGTGTTCAGTATCGTATTAGATTAAAAGGAGATGAGAGTTGAAATACTACTTAGTAAACAAATTAGATGAGATAGCTGATAAAGTAGATATGAGTGATGATGTTGGTTTAAATGGAGCAAGAACATATTTCATAGGTAGAAAACAAATAGGTGCACGAGAGTTTGATAAATTATGGAAAGTGATGACAAAAGATGAATGGAACACCAATTTTAAAAATAACTTACAAGATAGGCAAATGGGTAAGATGAAATATAAATGGTGGGAAGAAGATAAAATTGAAACGGATGAATCCTTAAATGGTAAGGATGGATTATGATAGAAACAATAATAACAATAATTTTTGTATACGCATTCTACAGATTGTGTGTAAATTTAGATAGAGATATATTTGAACAATACAGAGATATTGAAAGAGATATAAAATGACAATTGACCAGATAATAATCACTATTGGTACACTTGGTGTAATAGGAATTTGCTTTTACCATATGTACAAAGATGATTATAATGATAAATTTAAGTTTTAGATAGGAGATAGAAATGATAGATAATGTATGGATTGCATTCCTAAGTGGAATGATAGTAGGTAGTTCAGTTGGAATTATGGCTTTTGCAATAAGTTTAATCAATAAAGATAATACACTTAGAGGTATAATAGATGAGAACGAAGGCAGAATCAATGATTTAGAGTTGCAAAGGAAATTATTAAAGGGTGAAATATTCAGAATGAGTAAGAATTATAAACCAAGAAAACCGCAACCAAGAAATAGAAGACAGAAGTTTCAGAAGAAATATTCTGCATCTTCTAAGAAAAATCAATCAAAAAAATCATAGATTTTTTTACATAGTTTTTATATATACAATACTTATTAGTGTATGGAAAATATAGGAACTACACATGAACCAAAAAGATAGAACAGAATTCGATTTAATCCACAATAAGATTGACCACATTACGCAATCTATTGAGGATATGAAGACAGAAATGGATAAGGCACATCAAGAAGTGTCCACAGATATCAAATTTGTGAAAGAGAATCTATTTAATCCACATGAGGGTTTATGGGCAGAAACGAAACAAAACACCCAATTCAGGCAAGATACAAAGAAATGGCGTGGAGTTATCGGAACAGGTTTCGTAGGGTTATTAATAAAACATATAGTTGATATGTTTAAATTATCTTAAATAACTAAAATAAATCAAAATAATTCAAAAAAACACTTGACTCGTATCGGCTTTTTGCCCTATATTATAGTATGATAAAAGGGGATAACATGAAGAACTTAGTAATAAACGCGTTTGGTGATTTAGTTGAGAGAACTGATTATGGTAATCACAAGAATCAATTAAATCTATTTGATAATCTCAATGAGATAGTTGAAGAGAACGAAACTGCTAATGATATTTTAGATTTTTTATTCAATAGAAAAAAATAAAAAAAAACACTTGACTTATATAGGAAAAAAGCCGTATATTTAGGTATAAGTTAAAGAAAGAAAATAAAGGAAAGAAAAAAATGGATGAACTAAGATTAACAGACCACTTCGTTGAGAGATTCAACGAGAGATATTTCGGTGGTTATCAAATCGCTGATAAGAATCTACTAAAGAGATATATGGAAAAGGTTATGAAACCTTACCAGTTCAGACATCTTCTAAGGAGAATGAGGTTTAATGACCCACAATACATTCACTTTGGAACTGGACACTACTTGGTTGTGAGAAACAACGCAGTGATAACAATCTATAACAGAAACGGACAATACTAATGGCTAAGGATGCAACTCGATTTTTTGTAAATGTAAGTTTGGAGATATATGTACCAGACCAAGGTTTTGGTGAAAAAGCCAACACAAACGAGTGGAAAGATGCTGAATGGTTCGCTAATGAGATATGTTCACAGATACCAAAAGCTATCAACAAGAACTTTGAGTATTCTGAAAGACCATACTCAGTAAATTGGGCCCATAAGGGTAAAGTTGAGAGAGGCTAAAAATACTTGAAAAAAGTACTTGACAATTATAGTAAAAAAGCCTTATATTACTATATGATTTTTAATAAGAATAGGAGTGTTTCATGAAGAAACTAAAAACAACAGTCAAGAAATCCAATAAGAAGAGGGTTTCAAAAAATGATATCGGATATGGAGTCAAAGTTAAGGCTCTTGAAGATATGGGGTTGAAGAATTCAGAGTTTGATACTTTGAATGATATGTTCGGTAATCCAGTCGAAGAGTTCGAGGATTTAATGGATGATGTTTTCGATGTTGGATAATCCATTCCCAACAAATGACCCGTTGTGGATAACTGCACAGCATATGAGTCCAGATATGATGTTGTTAATTATTGATATGGTAGAGGAATGGATTGTAGAATCCAAACCAGATATCACATTGATGGATGCATGTTTTATAACCAATAATTTTGGAGTTGCGTGATGAAAGAAATATTAGAACTGATTAACGAGATAGAATGTGAGTTAGATGATTCAGTAAATTCTCTACCTGAGTACTCAAGTACTACAGATAGTAGGAGTTACATAGATGGTGCTCGTAATACACTATATGTGTTGAAAGAAAAAGTGGAAGAGGTTATAGAGAAGGCAAATGCTTTCGAAAAAGGTTTAGATTTGTATAATAGGAAGAATTAGATATGAGTTATGTAGATTATCCAGAAAAACTGAATAAGGTTAAACGACAACTTAACCACATACTGAACGACCATAGATACTATCAACCAGATAATTCAAGAGAGTTCACTATCAGTATGTACAATGCGTTTGGTAAAAGAAAAATAACTGCCAAAATGCAAATCAGTATGGATAAGATTGTTGCCCAATATGTGAAGTGGCAAGAGAGTGAGAACAAGTTGGATAAGTATGAGAAGTTGGAGAGAATCGAAGATGGTACTTACAAGATTAATCTCATCAGAACTCTATTGAGTGGATGTGATTACCAACCTGGTTATGTAGTTAGAAGTAATGAATTTTTAGGTAGTGTAGAGAAACAATTGCGTTTCAATGGTACACTATCAGTTAAACAAAGAAAGGCAATGAATCAAATGTACAAACGATTCAAAGCAAGGTGTGAATCTCGTGGGATACATAATGTTCGTATCGAGATGAAAGACGAAAAGAAAGTAAGGAGTTCTAAATGAACGAAAACAAGACAGCACTTGGTAGGTTGTCAAACCAACAATATGAGTTGAATGTTGGTGGACTAACTATCCGAGAAAGATTGAATGTAGGTAGTTTCGGATTGAAACTACGAAAGAAAGTAAGTGAAGTAGGGGTAACTCTATATAACTTCTTGATAGGTGAATCAGAAAAAGTGGATGGTGCCACATTTCTGAATATCAGTAACCACTTGAAAGTACCTAAGAGGTTTCAAAGAAAGTTCGTAAAAGATGTATCTGGTCAACAGAGTATCATGTGTGCGATACTTGATGGAACACTTCAGAATCCACTATATCTGTGGTTGAGGGAAACTCTAAATGTACTTGAAATCATTGATGGACAACAGAGATGGATAACTTGTAAAAACTTCTTGAGTAACAAGTTCTCTCTTGGTTCAGGTGTGATAGTTCAAGGATTGAATGGACAGTATGTTGACCTAAGTGGATTGACATACCAACAGATAGTTGATGAACTACCTAATGGTGATATATTGTGGGATACCTTGATGGAGAAACTACAATTACCTGTTGTGATTGTGGATGGTACTGAATCACAAGTTCGTCAATTGTTCATTAAGTTGAATAGTGGTTCTACTGGTCTAAACAAGATTGAGATACTATTGGCTGAAGAAAGTGATACATACGATTGGGTTCGTGGAATGAATGACGAGTATGATTGGGATAGTAGAGGTATTGGTACATTGAGATATACCGCTTCAGAACAAATACTCAAGTGGTTCTATATCTTCCTACATGGTCCAAATAAGGTAAATCTACCTAAGATGAGAACATTGGTAGGGGAAAAGATTCCAAGTGGATTCAAGACTATCATCAAACAAGTTGGTGAGATGATAGAGAGTATACCAGATAAGTGTGGTAAGAGTGAGTTCGGATTGGGTAAGGTTCGTGCCTTCGTATGGTTCATGATTGACCTATCCAAACTATACAATGTGAAGATAACAGATAACAAGAAGTTCTTCGAGTTCGTAAACAAGATGTTCCATGATGTAACCACGAAAATGGGAACTATGGATAAGGGTACTGGTAAGAAAGTATATAAGTTCCTTGACCTTCTAAGATTTGATGATTCAGAAACTATCACTGCGGTGACCAATGAATTGAATCACTACTTCGATATGAAGTTGGGTGAGTTGGATGGTGAGTTCACAAAGTTCAATGATGAGTATGGTGTTCAGTTGAGACAGGTGGATAGGAATGTGAACAAACAACAGAGGTTCGAAGTACTATTGAACCAAGATTGTAAGTGTCCTATATGTGGAGAGACAGTTCACCTACAAGATGATGCTCATCACATCGAAGAGTATCAGTATGGTGGAGAAAATTCAGTAGAGAATATTGTGATACTACATAATGAGTGTCATAAGAAAGTACACCATGATGATGAGGTTTCTCTAAATGAGGAACCTATCGAAGAGGACGAGGATGCGTAAACAAAGTACGACTCGCTTATTTTGAGAAAGTTGAATAAAGTTTAGACTTTTTTTCTTCATGTTATATATGTATATATGAAGACGGGATAATTCAACAAAGTTACGACTCGATAAGTTCATGGGATAATCTCTTCGAGATTACCCAAATCACATATCAAAATCGTGTAAATAGATTAGTTAAGTAAAAGGACAAGTTATGAAAATCTTTTCAAGTAAATATTTTTTCTCTATAGTTCACATCATAGTGATGATGGTTGTGTTATTTGGTACGCAACTTCGCGGACAACACGATACTCGAATAACCGAGATAATTCCTTATAGATTGGTTCCAAGTATGACGGAGGGATATGGATGTTGGTTAGAGATTGAGTTTATTGGATTAGGTGAGAAGATGCGTTCCGATGAAGAGTTATTAGATGCACTCAATAGATTAGTGGTGATGAAAGAGACAGGCGAGATAGGATTCCACGAGGAAGATTTTAAATGGAATGGGGTTACTTATATACTCGTGAAAATCCAAGTGCCATCCCCTTATAGTGTATTACCAAAGCAAACCATAATGGAAGTTGAAATAAATGAATAATCGTTTAGATAGAATCTTTAATAATTTGTTTGATTTACTCATCATAATGGTGAAGATAGGTGTGAGTTACATGGTGGAGTTATGGAATAATTTAAGTTGGATATGGAAAGAAGATTTACCACCACACATGCAAGAGGAAGTTGAAATGTGGAATGGTGGTAGTACAGGTCGTAAGGATGATGGAGTTTTGATTGATGATATCACCGATACACCATACGATGAAATGAATTCCAAAGGAATTAAAAGTAATATAATATATGATGGAATGATGGGAGAGATTCAAGATGATAATGGATAGATACTGCGGGAGTAGAATAGATACAAGAATGATAACTGCTCGTACAATAATTAGACAGCGTAAACTTCGTAAGAGGAAGTGAACACATGATAGAATTTATAAAACAACACGCGTGGATAGTGTTATGGTTGTGGTTAACACCATTTATGTTAATCATAGGTATGTGGTATTATATAACGAACGCCTTTAATAATATCACACTTTCATTAAAGGATTGGAACGATATAGATAAGGATTACTTCGAATGATTTATATTTTAGCGTTCATCACTATATGGTGTTGGGTAATGGGAGTATACTATATTGTAAAATGATAATACTCACAACAATAATAATTCTAATAGCCTTACTCTATATAGTACAACGATACCACCCCATTAGTAAAAAAGATTTTGACTAACATGCATACAGACAACTTATCCAAGCGACATAGTTCCCCAAGTGACACTCCCCCTATATTGATAATAGGGTTTTTTATATATGGTTATTTATTATTCAGAGTATTCCATATGTTATATCAAATGATGTAATCGTATACACCACTTCGTGGGTTGCATTCTGAGATGGATACAATACCGATTTTATCATAGGGTATTCCCCCCACCATAACCCACTTTTCCCATATCGGGATACTTATTAATATAGATAGATGTATTAATAAACCTAACATTTAATAACGAATATACTGCCTCTATCTATGCGTATGACACTTTGTCACATAAGGGTAAATAACATGGCTATTGGTATAAAAAACACATTAAAGGGTCGTCCAGCGAAGAATCCGACAAAACGTCAGATAACTGCGGCCATAAAATCAACACAATCAATGAAAATGGCTAGCGAATATCTTAATATGAGTTACCAAACTTTTAAGAAATACGCCAAAATGTATGATTTATGGAACCCATTACCGAGTAGTGCTGGTATTAGGAAGCGTAATAGTACTAAAATCACTCCATATGATTTACAAAAAATACTTTCAGGCGAGAATCCTAGTCCATTTCGTGAAACCACACTACTGAAAAGGGCCTTTCAAGAGGGATATTTAGAACAAAAGTGTAGTAATTGCGGGTGTGATTACACACACATTACTGATACCTCATATCCACTACTGCTTGATTTCTTTGATAAAGACCACTTGAACACCAAGATAGAGAACTTGAGAGTATTATGTTTGAACTGCGTATATCAATTACAAACCACTATTAAAGGTTGGTATCGTCATAGGGATGTACCATTAATGCAAGTTATCGAGGAACAATTACCCTTAGATATATCAGTAGAACGCGAGGAAACCGCAGAAATTATTCCCGCACTTGAAGTAGAACTTGAACCCATCGAGGATAAACAGCCCGATTTAGAGTATATTCCATTCGAAGAATTCCAAAAATCTTTAGAAAATTGAAGAAAACACTTGACTTATATGGCGAAAAAGCCTTATATTTAATGGGTACGCACACTAATATCGCTTGCAATTGGTTGGATTCGCTACTCAATTCCCATATCTTGCCCCGCTAATTATATAATTCGCCCCGCAGTCACTTAAAGTAATACTTTAATTAAAGTGATACTTGAACCCTACATTAAAGTAATACTTGAAGTGCGTGTCCTTGATTTCTTGCGTGAACCAAATAATATTCTAATCCCTATATACACTACTACTATACTATACAAGCTAGCGATAAAATAAACAGCGAGTACAGGTATTACAGGTATACAGGTAGTGCCATAAGTACCAGTAATCGAGTATGACAAAACTACAGAGTGTATAGTGTAGGATGGCCACCCCAGGCAATTCATCGTGAATCCAAACAAGTATGACATAATGTCAGACGGCCAGAGTTGCTTTTATATCGGCGTGGCTTTTTTCCTCTAAGCGATTTAATAACACCTCTTATCCATGTGGATATGCATCTTTCGCGATATTATTTATCACTCACTTGATATTTAGTATTATGATGTGGAGTTCTATAATACAAAGTACAATGTGGATTCAAGTAGAGATATTGTTTGCTTTCTTGATACTATGTATTATATTGATATTAGATGATTACTTTAAATGGAGATAAAGATGAATGATGGTAATGTGTTTGTTATGTTAATCAGTATAGGGTTAAGTGGTTATGCTTGTTATGTATGGTATCAGTACTTAAATGAGAAATGAATAGTATAGTATGGTTAGTATTAGTATTTTTACTACCCGCAATTCTTTTAAGTAGAGGAACTATTGCACAAGATAACTTTGATATTCAATTAGATAAAACCGCACACCTCACTACTTCATTTGGATTATACTTTATGTTCTATACTTTGTATTCTGATACTTTGTTATTCACATTACATGATACTATACCGAATCCCTTACACTCTATGATTAGTGCCACCGCAGTTGGATTCTCTTATGAAGTATATCAGAGTACCAAGTTTAGTAGAAGTGATGGATTTAGTGTACACGATATGGTGTATAACATGATAGGTATAGGGTTCGCTCGTTTCACTCACGAAGTTTTTTTGTATTTTAAGGATTTACATTGATACTTATTATTAGTTATGAAAACAAAGTATGTTACATTCCCTACTCATGAACGAAAAATACTCGGTTTAAACGGGTTGAACCACGATGCAACAGCATCACTTATTCATGGTACAGAGATTAAGTTCGCAGGTCACAATGAACGATATTCAGATATCAAGTTCGATGAGAATTTAGATTCAAGGTTATTCAATGATTTAAAACGATATGGTGATTGGGATACTTCCGTATGGTTCGAGGATTCTCTATTGAAGAAAACTCGTCAATTATATGCAGGTCAGTATGGTGAGTTTTTCCAATTGAAAAATCTACCTAATTATTATTTGAAACAATTTGGTATCAGACCAGATTATCAGATATCACATCATTTATCTCACGCAAGTGCTGCGTACTTCACATCCCCTTATGATAATGCCATCTCAGTAAATATAGATGCGATTGGTGAATGGGAGTGTGCCACTATATGGTATATCGAAACAGATTCACAGAAGAGAACTACCTTTACAAAATTATGGAGTGATAGATACCCCAACTCGTTGGGCCTTTGGTATAGTGCTATGACACAACGATTAGGATTGAAACCACAAGAAGATGAGTACATCTTAATGGGTATGGCAGGATGGGGAGAACCTATAGAGGAACTCGTGAAAGAAATGGAAGAGTATTTCTTTGCGAACACTTCAGGCTTAAAGATGAATCATAATCTACACAGAGGATGTCAAGATTGGAATCCTAAATGTTATCCAGATGATGGAAGTGATAAATGGAAGTTTGATATAGCAAACGCAACACAACATATATGTGAGAATAGAATTATGGATATCTTTCAACACGCAAGTACATTGGTTCCACATTGTAACAATTATGTATATGGTGGTGGGGTTGCATTAAACTGCGTAGCCAATTCCAAGATTGCGAGACAGTTCCCCAATTTATGGATTATCCCAAATCCCGGTGATGGTGGTTCATCGTTGGGAAGTGCCGCCTTTGTGCTGGGAGAGCATCTCGATTGGAATAATACCTTTCTTGGTTATGATATCAAGGGTGATTACCCAATTGAGCAAACTTTGCAAACTTTGTTAAAGGGA